ACAAACTTTCTTAAAATATCAAGTAACGCAAGAAGATGTAGATAGAGCTAAAGGTGGTGTTGGCTTTGCATCTACATCTATTGATGGTTACAATTTCACTGAAACTGCAAATTATATTAAAATTCCACCACACATTATTGGAGTCAATAAGATTTTTAATTTTTCTACTGGTAGTAATCTCTCTAGTGGAATGTTTAATATTAAATATCAGTTATTTTTAAATGATTTATATTATTGGGGATCTCTTGAATTATTATCATACACAATGGTGCAAAGATATCTTGAAGACATTAACTGGATTCTAAATCCTGAAAAAGCAGTGAGATTTAATAAGAGAGGCGATAAACTCTATATTGATGTCAATTGGACTGATGTTCAAGTTGGTCAGTATTTAGTAATTGACTGTTATCGGGCGATGGATCCTTCAGAATCTACGAAAGTTTGGAATGATTCATTTGTTAAAAGATATGCAACAGCTTTAATCAAGAGACAATGGGGCCAAAATCTTTTGAAATATCAAGGTATGAAATTGCCGGGTGGTGTTGAATTTAATGGTAGACAGATTTATGATGATGCTCAGAGAGAAATTGATATAATTATGGAAAGAATGTCATATGACTATGAAATGCCGGCATTTGATCTCATTGGCTGATGTTAAATCCATTCTTTCATAATAATTCAAAAATAGAGCAAGGAATGCTCCAAGATATGATCAATGAATCTATTCAGATTTATGGTATTGATATCTATTATCTTCCTAGATTTTATCTAACAAAGAAAAAAATAATTAGAGAAGTAATTGAATCTGAATTTAAAAATGCCTATCCAATTGAAGCGTATGTTGAAACTTATGAAGGTTATGAAGGAGCAGGAACACTTTCAACGAAATTTGGTATTAGGGCAGTCACAGAAACCACTCTTACTATTTCTAGAGAAAGATTTGAAAACTATATTTCGCCACTCATTAGAAATCTACCCAATGTTGAATTATCTACTCGTCCTAAAGAGGGAGATTTAATCTATTTTCCTCTTGGTGATAGAATTTTTGAGATAGAGTTTGTTGAACATGAAGAACCATTCTACCAATTAGGAAAAACTTATACATATAAACTAAGCTGTAAACTATTCAGATATCAGAATGAAGTTATTGATACTGGAATTGTTGAAGTTGATGCGACAATTATTAATGAGGGGTTAATTCAAACATATGCTATGGTTGGTTCTGGGGCAACTGCATCTGCTACATCTAACATCGTTAATGGTGGCGTTTATTCTGTTGTTATGTTAGATAGGGGCTATGGATATACATCTACACCTATCGTTAGTTTTGGTTCAGCTCCAATTGGTGGTCAAACTGCAACTGGAATTGCTACAATGATTAGTGGTATCACTGATCTTTGTGGTCCAGATCCTGATAAATTAAGAGTGCAAGCAGTCAATATTGTAAATTCTGGATTTGGCTATACTGTTTCTCCATCAGTGGCATTTACCGGCGGAAATGGCTCAGGTGCTGAAGCAATGGCATTTATAGGTGATGGTGTTGTTGGAAGGGTTAATATTATTAATGGTGGAAGTGGTTATGTTGGTGTTGTAACAGTTTCTTTTGTTGGAATATCATCTGTTCAAGCTCAAGGTCTAGCAATTATTGAAAATGGCACAATTACTCAAGTTAGACTAACCAATAGTGGTTATGGATATACAGTAGCACCTTCTATAGTTTTTTCGGATCCGGTATTTGTTGGTGTAGGAACATACCAGTTCAATGAAGTAGTTGTAGGTTCAGCAACAAGTTTTACAGCTAGAGTAAGAGCTTGGGATTCTCAGTCTAAGACTCTTCAACTCTCAAATCCAACTGGAATTTTTACAAGGGGCGAATTAATTACTGGACAAATAAGCGGTGCTTCATATAAAGTAGAAACTCCTAGCAATAGCACTACACTATCAGATGCCTTTGCTGACAATTATAATATACAAGAAGAAGCAGCCAAAATTATAGATTTTTCAGAATCTAATCCATTCGGTAAATTTTAAGTCATGTTTGAATATTTTTACAACGAAACTATACGCAAAACTGTCATCATATTTGGTAATTTGTTTAAAAACATTGAGATCAGACAGACCAATAACAATAATGAAGTATTTTTTAGTGGAACAGTACCAATTGCATATGGTCCAACTCAAGAATTTCTTGCACGTTTACGCGATGTTCCAGATCTCAATAAACCCGTTGAAATAACATTACCTAGAATGTCATTTGAGTTTGTTGGAATTTCATATGATGGTCAAAGAAAACTACCAACAACTACTTCTTTTTGCTCTAAATCCGTTGATGGGAGCGGTCTGAGAAAAGCCTATATGCCAGCTCCTTATAATTTGAATTTTGAGCTTAGTGTTATGACCAAACACAATGATGATATGCTGCAAATTGTTGAGCAAATATTACCATATTTTCAACCAAATCTTAAAGTTAGTGCAATTGTATTAGATTCCATATCAGAGAAAAGAGACTTAGATATTGTTTTAGATAATATTTCAATGATTGATACTTATGAGGGGGATTTTAAAGATAGGAGAGCATTAATTTGGACTTTAAAATTTACGGTCAAAACTTACATCTTTGGGCCAGTTTCTTCACAATCTTTGGATTCTCAAATTATTAAGTCTGTCTCTATTGGTTTAGTTTCTGGAAATATTACCAATTCTCCTGATAGAAATTCATCAATTGAGAGCACCCCAAGAGCACTTAAAAATTATACTGGAATTGTTGAAACTATTTTAACTAAAGAAATTTCAAAAGAAGATGAAGATATTGAAGTCCAAAATGCTAATAATCTTATAGTTAATTCATACATAGATATAAATGATGAGGAAATGCTGATTATATACAAGTCTGAAAATAAGCTTAGAGTAAAGCGTGGACAGGATGGTTCTGAAATTAAAATTCATACATCTGGTTCCGAAGTCAAAAAAATCTCCCCAAGTGATGGAGAACTTATCCCATATGGAGATGATTTTGGATTTTCTTATAGTATAGATTAAGGAGAATTTATGGGAAGACCAAAAAAATTTAGTAAACTCAATGAAACCTTTAATTTAGCTGAAGCCCCATCAATTGATGTTGAAGTTGTTCAAGAAGAAACCGTTGTAGTTGAAAAGTTTCATGAAGATATAGATAAGGATTATGTTTATTCAAGGGATAGCTATTACACGATCATTGAAAAGGGACAAGAAGCAATTTCAAATGCTTTAGATTTAGCGCAAGAGCTTGATACCGCTAGAGGCTATGAAGTTGTTGGCCACCTAATTAAGAGTGTTTCAGATGCTGCAGATAAGCTTATTGATTTACAGAAAAAAATGAAGGATATTGGCGAAGAAAAAGTTAAAAAAGGTCCATCAAGTGTTACAAATAATGTTGTATTTAATGGAACTACAGCAGAGGCGCTTAAACTAATTAAACAGCAACTTAAAGGGGACTCATGATAAATATAAATATAGCCATAAAAGAACTTGAAAATAATTTAACTGCGGCTGGTGATATTTCTTATAATTCAATTGATAAGATTATGAGAAAAATAATGAAAAGGCATAATCTTACAGCTAAAGAACTGCATTTTGGCTTTAAAAACAAACACAACAAAACTCCCGATGACTGGATTAAAATGAAAAGAAATTTAAAAGAGACAATTATAGATAGAGTTCTTAAATCTCTTTTTGAAGATGAAGAATGCGGTTGCGATGATTCATCTAAGCCAGTAATGTCGGTAGAGAGCATCGCAAAAAAGCATAAAGTCTCCGTTGAAGTGATTAAAGATCAACTAAAAATGGGAATTAAGGTTGAAAAAGAACATACAAATAATAAAGAAAAAGCTGAATCAATTGCTCTACAACATTTAGCGGAAAAGCCAGACTATTATACTAAACTTAAGAAAGTTGAAGCAGTTAAGAATGAATCTACAATTCTTACTGATATTTTGAGTGAGGTTAAAAAACCTTCCAAAAAGATGAAAGGTGAAGATCCTTGTTGGACGGGGTATGAAATGGTTGGAACAAAAAAGAAAAGAGGTAAGACTGTTCCAAATTGTGTTCCAGTTTCTGAAGCCACTTTGCCAGTTCAAAATGGTCATATAATGCAGATTCTTGTTTTATGGAGAGGAAAACTTATATCATGTCAACTATTTTTTCCTCAAATTAGAGTTCCCAATAGGAATCAAATTACTGATGCAATTGTGAAAGTTTATCCAGATGCAAAAGTTGTGACATTCAAGCTTGCAACTCAAAATAATGGGGAACCTTTAATTCAAGTTCCTAATAGTCGTTCTAAGAATTATTTGTTGCAGAATAAGACAATTGGAGAAGATACCGATTTTTTAGATGAAGAGGGTCCAAGCCTTTCAGTTGGACGTGGAGAAAAATTATCAGTTTCTAGAGGAGGAGGTTTAACTGCTAAAGGAAGAGAAAAATATAATAGAGAAACTGGATCCAATCTTCAGGCTCCAGTTACGGGAGATGTTGAAAAAGGAAGTAAAGCCTGGAAACGTAGGAAGAATTTTTGCAGCCGCTCAAGGAGCTGGAAGGGGCCTAGAGGCCTTGCAGCAAGAAGGCGTTGGAAGTGTTAATTAATAATGTTTGGCTGAAGATTTTTAAAACAAACATTTTCTTTATTATATAGAAGTAAAGCCCTCATTTTAGTCTCTACAAATTCAAAGTGTGGTGTGTAAGGCTTCGTTTCGTTGTAGTAGTATCAAGGTCTATCACTATTAACAGGTTGAGTTTTATACATTTTAACAACATTCACATTTTTAACCTCAGTATAATAGTTTTCATAGTCTTCATCTAGTCTTCCAAAAATAACTTCTAAATCATCAGGCTGATCTTTTAGTAGTTCTTTGAGTTCTTTTACTTTCATTTTTATTCTTAGGTGAGTAATTAATAAATTTCTAGTTCTTCAACAGTAACATAACAATAAATTTTACTGTTACAGGATAGCGCCCAAGTATCATATTCTTCATTTCTCAATTTTTCAGCTTCAGCCTCTGCATCAGAGCTGTGGAAGAATAGCTTTTTTAATTTTGGGGTGGCATAATAATCCCACCCCTCGGCAAAAACGCCATAAACGGTTTTAGAGTTTGTCATTTGTCTATCCAATTAATTCTTGAACTTCATCAATGGGAATTTCGTCAATTTCATCTAAAATAACACACTCAGGGGGATTTAAATTAAAGGATCCTTTAATTGGCTGAATAACATCTATTAACCATTCTCCAAACGAATCAATATCGCCAAGAGAGTCTTCTTCATGTTTTTCAGGATTAAATATAACACAAAATGTCACCTTATATCCAATTAGTGATTTTTTATTTTGTTTATATTCTTGAATTTGTCTTTCAAGCTCATGAATTTCTTCTATAGAAAGATCTTTAAGATTAATCATTTTTCTTAATTAATAGTTTATTTTTTAGTTAAATTCCATAGTAATCGCAAAAAAGTTTAGGCTTATATGCAATAATATAATAGTCAGGAACATCGTTTGAGGTATTTTTACTATTTGTATCAACAAATTCTTTTTGCGCTTCTTCATATGAATCAAACATTTCAGTCCACGTACCATTCACCCAACCACTTTCACTTTCTCTGTATTCCACAACCCAAATATTACTTAAGGTGTTTAGTAATTCATTTATGTTTACTCTGGCCATTGTGTGGAACCTTGTAGATTTCTTCAATCTTAACACACCTTTTGGTGGTTGAGCTGTTTTGGGTGCGGTTCTTAAAGTGTCTGTTTTATTTTGCTTTGGTTTCTATGTGGTGTGGATTCAAATCATTTCCAAGTAATTGAGATAATTTTAGAGTTTTTGAGATAATGCGAGTCTTATTGGAAGGTTTTAATAAAATCCACTGTAACGCTAAATAAACACAAAGACACAACGGAAACATATTATGTCAGACAAACACTATCTTGGGAATCCACTATTAAAAAAAACGAACACTAATATAGAGATAACTGAAGAGCAATTAATTGAACTTGGAAAATGTTCAATGGACCCGAATTATTTTGCAAGAAATTATATGCAAATTGTAACCTTAGATAAGGGTCTACAGAATTTTGATATGTATCCATTTCAAGAAAAGATGTTAGAGTCTTTCCATAAGAATCGCTTTAATATAGCACTTCTACCGCGCCAAATGGGTAAGCCATTATTTATTCAAACTCCAATACCAATCCCGGATGGATGGTCTACAATTAAAGAGATAGAAGTTGGAGATAGTGTATTGGCTCCATCTGGTAAAGAGGTTAAAGTTGTTTCAAAAACTGAAACAATGTATAATAGAGATTGTTATAAAATTCATTTTGATACTGGTGAAGAAATTATTGCAGATTATGACCACCCATGGGAAGTGAATTGTAGTTATTGGTCTGCGGGTAAGAGAGTGGCAACAACCAAAGAAATCTTTGATATTTACAAAACAAGAAAGCCTAATATTAGAGGTGGTGGAGTACAAGGACCGATATACATAGAAAAAAGTAATCCCGTAGAATTTTCCAAAAAAGATTTAAAAATTGAACCTTATACTTTAGGTTTATGGTTGGGAGATGGTCATTCTAGGTGGGGAGTTATAACTGCTCATAAAGATGATTACGACTTTTATAAGACTAGAATGGAAGTTGAACTAGAATGTCCGATTGATAATAGCATCATTTTTAAAGTTAAAAATTTACATACAAAATTAAAGGTCGCTAAACTTCTCAATAATAAACACATCCCGCAAGAGTATTTACGGTCAACCTTTGACGATAGGCTAAAACTTCTACGTGGATTAATGGATTCTGATGGATCATTAACTAAAAATTCAAGATCTTTTGAATTTTATCAAAAGAATTATTCATTGATCAAACAAGTTGCAGAACTTTTAGCTTCTTTGGGAATTAAATCTAGAATAAGAGATAAAATTATTAATGAAGAAACCTACTACACTCTTTCATTTACTACAACTGAAATTGTTTTTGCTCTTCCCCGAAAAACTGCTTATATTGATTTAAACAAAAGGACGAGAAAAAATGAGGAGAGACATTATATTCATCATATTGAAAAGGTTGATAGTGTGCCTGTCGCTTGTATTCAAATTAACAGCGAAGAGCATCTATTTTTATGTGGAAAATCTTTTATTCCCACGCATAATTCAACAACTGTAGTTTCTTATCTTTTATATTATGCCATTTTTAATGAGAATGTAACTATTGCTATTCTAGCAAATAAGGCAAAAACTGCTATAGGTATTCTCAATAGGTTACAAACAGGTTATGAAAATCTACCAAAATGGATGCAGCAAGGTATTAAAAGTTGGAATAAAGGTTCATTAGAACTTGAAAATGGCTCAAAAATTGTAGCAAACTCAACTTCAGCGACGGCTGTGCGCGGAGATTCATATAATATCATCTTTCTAGATGAATATGCTTTCGTGCCTAGTCATTTGGCCGATAGCTTTATGAACTCTGTTTTCCCTACAATTACATCAGGAAAAGAATCAAAAATTATTATCGTTAGTACACCATGGGGTATGAATCATTTCTATAAATTATGGAACGATTCTATAAAAGGATTGAGTGGTTATGCACCAATACGAGTATATTGGAATGAACATCCAAATAGAGATGAAAAATACAAAAAGGAAATTATTAGTAAAATTGGCCAAAATGCCTGGGATGCAGAATATGAATGCCAATTCCTAGGCTCATCCGACACACTCATAAGTGGTCAGAAACTTGGAAATCTCGTAATAGAAGAACCATTAAAAAGCCGAGATCTCTTAGATGTTTATGAAGATCCACAACCAGATAAAGTCTATGTAATAACGGTTGATGTCGCAGAAGGTGTTGAATTAGACTATTCCGTTTTTGTTGTATTTGATGTTTCCCAAATTCCATATAAAGTTGTTGCAAAATATAGAAATAATGATATTCCAAGTTTAAGATTTCCAGATGTCATTGAGCCTGTAGGAAGACATTATAATGATGCATACATTTTATGTGAAGTAAATGGAGAGGGGTGTCAGGTTGCTAATATTCTGCATCTTGAATTAGATTATCCAAATATGCTTCAAACTAAAACACTAGGACGAGGTGGCCAGGTAGCTGGTCAAAATTTCTCTGGAAAGGGGGTTAAATATGGAATTAAGATGTCTAAGCCAGTTAAAAAGAATGGATGCCTTAATTTAAAAACTCTTATTGAAGAGGATAAACTAATCTTTAATGATAACGAAATAATTGATGAACTTACCACATTCGTTTCCAAATATAATAGCTATAGTGCTGAGGAGGGTAAGAATGACGATTTGGCTATGTGTTTGGTTTTATTATCTTGGCTATGCACTCAAGATTATTTTAAAGAAATTACTGAAACTGATATTCGCAAAAAAATAAGAGAAGAGCATGAGAAAGAATTAGAAGATAATGACACAACACCTTTTGGGTTTATTTCAACCGTTGATAACTCAAATACTGAAGTTGATTCAGAAGGAAACATTTGGTTTGCTACGGATAATGAGGAAGATTTTTCTTATTTTTGGAACTATAACTTTTAAAAGCCCAATTTAATAAATACTATTAAGACTTATTGAATATAGGCATAAAATGGCAACTCCACAATTATCTCCTGGTTATATTATTAGGGAAGTAGACCAAACTCTTGGTCGGGTTGATAATGTTATTGATAATATTGGAGCAATTGCCGGTCCATTTAATATTGGACCAGTAGAAGAAGCTGTAACTATTAAAAGTGAGCAAGACCTTCTCAATGTTTTTGGTAAACCTCAAGATGCTGATTCTCAGTATGAATACTGGCTTTCTGCATCTTCATTTCTATCCTATGGTGGCACATTAAATGTCATTCGGTGTGATGGAAGTAATCTGGTCAATGCAAACTCCAAGCATGATGCAGTTGGGGTTTCAAGTGTTGGTGAGGCTACTTTAAAAATCAAAAATTTCAATGATTATAATTTAAATCATACCAGTGATGCTAAGAATTATATCTTTGCAGCAAAAACTCCAGGACAATGGGCAAATAGCCTTAAAGTGGCTCTAATTGATGATAAGGCAGATCAAATTCTTACGGTTGGTGTTGCTGCTACTTCTGGAGTTATTGGTCTTGGTGTTACTACACCTCTAGTCAATCAGCCTGCTGCGGGGATTGGAACTACTTCAGTTTTTAATGGCTATTTAAAAGCAATTGTTACTGGTGTAGGTAATAGCACAATTGATGTTAAAATCACATCTGTTGTTAGTTCTAGTAATGTTGAAACTCCAGTAACATACGCTGAAGGATCTCAACTTCGTTCCTTTCTCACTAACAATGTAGTATCCATTATCAATTCTAGTGGTGTTGGTGTTGCTACAACCACATTAACCACTTCAAAAGATTGGTATAATGAACAGATTATTCCTTTAGCTAATAGTACGATTTATTGGAAATCTATTGCAGCTAAGCCCGTTACCAATGAATATGTATTAGACAGAAATGGTAAAAATGATGCAATTCATATTGTAGTTGTTGATGATACTGGCACTATTACTGGAATTCAAGGTAATATTTTAGAAAAACATTTAAATCTATCCAAGGCTAGTGATACTCGTTCAACTGTTAATGCACCTTTAAATATTTTCTGGAAAGATTATATTGCGGAGTATTCTAATTATCTCTATGTTGGTGACAATCCATCTGATAATAGCAATAATGAAACAGTTTATGCAACGGGGTTCAGTAATGCTTTTACTGCTATTACTAATAGTTCAGGTCTTTGGAATCTCCCAGCTCAAAATAAAACATTCAGTGCAATTGGAAGCTCGGTTTTTTCACTTTTAGGTGGAAAGGATTATAATGCTGATGGAGGTATGTTACCAACACTTGCGAATATCGTTTCAGCTTATCAACTTTTCTTAAACCAGGATCGTTATCCATTAGATTATCTTATTATGGGTCCTGGTTATGTTAATAAGATTGATTCTCAAGCAAAAGCTAATCAATTGATTAGCCTCGCTGAACAACGCAAAGATTGTATTGCAACGGTTTCACCACACCGTTCAGATGTTGTGGGAATTACTGATAGTGAAATTCAAACAACTAAAGTTATTGAATTCTTTTCAACCCTTTCTAGTAGCTCTTATGCGGTTTTTGATTCTGGTTACAAATATGTCTTTGACCGTTTCAATAACCGTTATAGATATATTCCTTGCAATGCAGATGTTGCTGGATTGATGGTCAGAACGAACATTAACTCTTTCCCGTGGAACTCTCCGGCAGGACAAGAGCGTGGTGTTCTTAATGGGGCTATCAATTTGGCATATAGTCCAGATAAAACACAAAGAGATCGTCTATATCCTGCTAGAATTAATGCAATTGTGAATTTCCCCGGTTTTGGGCCAACAATGTGGGGTGATAAAACTGCTCTTGGTAGATCCTCCGATTTTGATAGAATTAATGTTAGACGTTTATTCTTAACCGTTCAACAAGCTATTGAATCTACAGCAAATTCAATTATTTTCCAAAATAATACTGAAGCAACTCGCTTAAACTTTATTAATATTGTTGAACCTTATCTCAGAGACATTTTAAATAAGGGCGGGTTATATGATTTTAAAGTAATATGTGATACCACTAATAATACTTCTGATATTATAAGTAATAATGAATTCCGAGCTGACATTTACCTTAAGCCAGTTAAGTCTATTAATTATGTTACACTTACGTTTGTTGCTACACGAAACGGTGTTAGTTTTGAAGAAGTGATTGGTAGGGTTTGATTATTATTTCAATTATAAAACGGAGGTTTTAAAGTAAAATGGCATCATTAAAAACAATCACAGGGTTTAAGAGTAAATTGGCTGGTGGAGGTGCTCGGTCAAACCTATTTGAAGTGAGTATTCCAGCATTTCCCAGCATTGTAACAGGTTGGGATAATGAAACCTTTGAATTTATGTGTAAGGGTGCTCCAATTCCTGCTGCCATTACTCCTCCAGTTGATGTGGCTTTTAGAGGTAGAACCTTAAAAGTTCCTGGGGACAGGCAATTTGATCCTTGGACTATTACCGTGATCAATGACGAAAATCTTAAAATTCGTACAGCTTTTGAGCGTTGGTCAAATGCAATTAACCGTTTAGATACTGGAACTGGTGTTACAAATCCTGAAGCATATATGGCTGCTGTTGGTTATGTGTATCAATATGGACGCGGAGCTGATACTGGGATTGAATCTTCTACAATATCAAATGCAACTAATAACACTTCAATAAGGCCCATTAGAACCTATGTTATTCATAACATCTGGCCAAGTAATGTTAGTGCTATTGATCTTAACTGGGATTCTGTTGATCAAATTCAAAACTTTACCGTTGAGTTTCAAATGACTCACTGGACTGCTGGAGATGCTAATGGAGTTTCTGATATTGTGAGTGCTCCAATTAATTAATCTAAATAGGTCAAAAGTAAGAGAATATTTTATTAATGGCCAAATTATTTGGATTTTCTATTGAGGATAATGGTAAATTATCTAAATCTATTGTTTCACCAGTTCCACCAAACAATGATGATGGTTCAGATCATTATTTAACTACTGGTTTTTTTGGTTCTTATGTAGACATTGAAGGTGTCTATAGAACTGAATTTGATTTGATTCGTAGATATAGAGAAATGTCACTTCATCAAGAAGTTGATGATGCCATTGAAGATATTGTAAATGAAGCAATTGTTTCTGACACAAATGATTCCCCAATTGAGATTGAACTTTCAAATCTTAATGCTAGTGATGGAATTAAAGAAGTAATTCGTAAAGAATTTAAAACGATTCTTGAGATGTTAGATTTTGATAGTAAATGCCATGAGATCTTCAGGAATTGGTATATTGATGGAAGATTACATTACCACAAACTAATTGATCTTAAAGATCCCCATGCGGGTATTCAAGATATTCGCTATATTGATTCAATGAAGATTAGGTTTGTTAGACACACTAAAAAGCAGAATAAAAATAACACGTTATCTAAGATTTATGGCGAAGAAAATGTAAATGAACAAATTTTTCCAGAATTGGAAGAATATTTTGTCTATAACCCAAAGCAGACCTATCCAGTAGGAGCAGTAGATATGTCTGCTGGTTCTGAAAAGGGAATAAAATTCACAAAAGACTCTATTGCTTATTGTACTTCTGGACTCGTTGATAGAAATAAAGGAACTGTTCTTTCTTGGATGAATAAAGCAATTAAACCTCTCAATCAACTTAGAATGATTGAGGATAGTATTGTCATTTATCGTCTCAGTAGAAGCTCAGAAAAAAGAATTTTTTATATTGATGTTGGCAATATGCCAAAACCAAAAGCTGAGCAATTTCTTCGTGAAACTATGATGCGGTATCGCACCAAATTAAACTATAATAGCATTACAGGTGAAGTTGATAATTCTAGACGCTTTATGAGTCTTATGGAAGATTATTGGTTGCCTCGTAGAGAAGGTGGAAGAGGAACTGAAGTTACTACTCTTCCGGCGGGCAATAATCTCGGTGAATTAGCTGATTTAGATTACTTCAAAAGAAACCTTTATAAATCACTAAATGTACCTGAAACTCGTATTGGCGGAGATAGTGGGTTCAACTTAGGTAGATCTACCGAAATATTAAGAGATGAAGTAAAATTTACAAAATTTGTAGGACGGCTGCGTAAGAGATTTTCTCGCTTATTTTTAGATCTTTTAGGAACACAATTAATCTTAAAAAACATTGTAACTCCAGAAGACTGGAAAAGAATGTCTGAGCATATTCAGTTTGATTTTCTATACGATAACCATTTTGCTGAACTTAAAGAATCTGAATTATTTACAGACCGCTTAAATATGGTCTCAATGGCTCAACCATATGTTGGTAAATATTTTTCACAGGATTACCTCCGTAGAAAAATTTTACGGCAAACAGATGAAGAAATTATTGAACAAGATAAGATAATTGAAAGCGAAATTGAAAATGGAGTTATCCCAGATCCAAATACTCCAATTGATCCACAAACTGGACAACCAATTTTAGATGTTGCTCCAGAAGAAATGCCACCACCTGAAGCTACACAAGCCACATCTGCAGTTGATAACATTAAAGGAGAATCTGGTAAAGTTCCAGTAACTCCAGATATAAAGATTAAAGAGCCTAAAATGCCCAAAGGTGGTGAAATCTAAATAGACTTAGTTAATTAACAACAAATGGAAGAATTACTTGATCTTATTGCTGCAGATGAATCTCCTGCAAAAGTTAGCGATTTAATTAAGCAAATTATCTCGTCTAAAGCTCATGAAAAAGTTGATGAACTTGTTCCTGAAGTTTCTGCATCTTTATTTAATGGCCCAGAAGATGAATGAAAGAGTTAAATGAATTTTTTAGTGCTGTAAGTAAAGAGAAAAAATTTCAACAAGAACAAGTTGAAGAAATTGTCTCAAACTCTTTTGATGAATTTTTTCTTACACCATTAAAAGAAGAAATAACTCCACCTAAAAAACTAAAAAAACCTTTAATTGAAAAATCTCTAGGTCTTTTAGCTGAACCAACAACTACAAAAAATCAAGATCCTTTAACTCCCCTTGATCAAAAATTCATGACCGTTGATGCTTTCCAAAAGCATTATCGGTCATTTTTAGCAAGAGTACAACAACAACTTTCAACTATTGGAGGAGGTGGTGAAGTTAGGTTTGAATTTCTAGATGATATAATAAGAAATAGTGTAAAGAATCGCAATAAATTTGTACGCTATAATTCAGATATTAAAAAGTGGGAGGGTGCGGATTGTGGTAGCAATGGAATGCGCTATGCAACTGTTTTGGTTACCTCCCCATCTTACACACCAAATGATGTTGATTATTACATTGGCGTAAATTATGCAGGTTCTGTGACCATTACTTTACCGGAAAATGTAGAATCTGGGACATGTTATGTCATTAAAGATGAGCTAGGTCAAGCATCGCAAGGAACTAATCGCTACATTGAAATTCTCCCATCAGGTTCTGATACAATTGATGAGAAAAATAAAGCTACTATAGCTATTGATTATGGTTCACTAACATTAATTTATAGAAATGGCTGGAGGATAGTTTAGTGTCACATTTATATGAAGCTAGCAAAAATCAATATGATGCTTTCGGGCGACTAAAAATTTCAAATCCAGTTACACTTTTTGATTCTTCTCATAGATATAGAGATAATGGTCTATGGGCAACAAAAATAGTAGGTTCAGGAAGTACAGTGGGGTTTGTTACACATCAGGGTCTAGTAGATCTTACAATTGGAACTGGATCAACTTGTAAAATTATACGAGAAACTTTAAGAGTATTTTCATATCAACCTGGCAAAGGATTGACTATTGATAATACTGGAGTTATGAATGATCATAAGGAAAATTTAACTCAAAGAATTGGTTACTTTAATGATGAAAATGGCATATTTTTTGAGCAAGAAAATTCAAACTTTTATATAGTAAAACGAAGTGGTGTTAGCGGCATAGTAACTGATACAAAAATACTACAATCTGAATGGAACATTGACAATTTAACAGGAATTGGAGCATCAAATCCATCTGGGATAAAATTAAATCCATCAAAATCACAAATATTTTGGACTGATATTGAATGGCTTGGTGTAGGTAATGTAAGAGCAGGATTTATTATTGATGGCAAAATAGTTCATACTCACACATTTAGACATGCAAATATAATTGATTCTACATACATGTCTACAGCTAGTCTTCCGATTCGGTATGAAATTTTTAATACTGGAATTACGACAAGTTCTAGTTCAATGAAGCAAATTTGTTCAACTGTTATTTCAGATGGTGGATATGAATTAAGAGGTCTACAACAACCTATTGGAACACCTATATTATCACCAGTATCATTACCAAGTTCTGGAGTATTCTATCCAGTTGTAACGATAAGATTAAAGACAAGTCCAAATCGTTTGGATGCTATTGTCATTTTAACTGCTCTATCAATTATGGGTATTACCAATAATTCCAATTATAATTGGAAACTTGTAAGCAGTGGAATCACAACTGGGGGAACTTGGATAGATGCAGGAATAGATTCAGCAGTTGAATATAAAATTGATGGAGGTGGAATAAGTGGAGGAAGAGCATTGGGTCTTGGTTATTTTAGTGCTTCCAATCAAAATAATACAACTATAAATATTTTAAGAGAGGCGCTATTTAAGTTCCAATTGGAGCGAAATGGACTTACTAATACTCCCCATGAATTATCTTTAGCTTTATCGTCTAGTTCAGATAATTCTCTTGTTCATGCTTCTCTAGATTGGGAAGAAATTAGTAGATAATATAAATAATAGGTAAAGGAGACTATATTCATGCAGATTACTAAAGTCATTGAAACTCAAATTTCAACTCCAACAACTGTTGGAACTGCAACTAGCTTAAATTCTGCAACTTGTGTAAGGCTTTGTAATGATACTGGTGGAGAAATTGTTGTAAGTATTTCAACATCTGTTGGTGCTGCAACTTCTAATAGTTTCACTTTACCTCGCTATAGTGTGGAGTTTTTACAGAAATCTTCATCTGATGTTATTTTTACAAATTCAGCAATTAAAGCTAATAAAGTAGGATTTACCAACTAAAATGGCAACTCAAGAGATATTGGGATTAACAATTGAAAAGGGTGAAGATTTTTCAACTTCATTTGTAATTGAATCTTTTGATGGAAATCTTCTTGATTTGACTAATTATACTGCTATATCTAAAATTAGAAAATATCCCTCTTCGCCAAATTTTAAATCATTTGAAACTGAAGTTTTAGGTTCTACTGGATATGTTAATCTTATTATGAGTAGATTAGTGACTGCCACTCTCTCTTCAGGTAGAAACTATTTTGATGTTCTTCTTACAAATGGCATTGAAACAATTAAGCCAATAAAAGGAACAATTATGGTGGAGGAAACTGCATCATTATGAGTGGAGATATTAGAGTTAGATTTGGACAACAAAGCAAATTTAAAGTGAGCACAGTGCAAGATCCAATTGCTGAAAGTGCTTACAATATTTACACGCAAAGTTCTGGGATTAATACATCATTCTATTTAACTTTTGTTGGCACTAACACTACTTCTTTAACAAAAAATAGAGTTTATACAAGTTCAGGACTTTCATATAATCCTTCTAGTAATACAATTTCATATGCAAATACTTCTTTAAATTTTAATAATACGCAAACTAATCAAAGTATTGTTAGTTTTGGAACTACTGATGTTACATTTTCAAATAGTGTAATAATCAATGAAGATCTTAGAGTTTTGGGGAATTTTGATCTTTCTAATGTATCAATAGGAAATGTTAGTGGTGGTTCTACTGGAGATTTACTCTATCAATATTCTTCTGGAATAACATCATTTTTACCAGCAGGGCAATTTGATTATGTTTTAACATCAAATGGGCCAGGAACAATACCTTCTTGGAAGCAAAGTTCTGGCACTGGTATTTCTTCATCTGTAGATTATGCAACATCTGCAGGGATTGCAACTTATGCAACATCTGCAGGGATTGCAACTTATGCAACATCTGCAGGGATTGCAACTGCCATCGCCCACAAAGCTACTCACTCAACTGGTGGCTCCGATGCTCTTACTGCAACTGACATTGGCGCCGATCCCCAAGGCACAGCCTCCAGCGCCATCGCGGCCCACCTGCTGGCGGCCAGCCACCACGACCCCGCCACCCTGGCCGCCAACCTGCAGGGGATCCTCTCCCTGTCCGGCCAAGAGCTGGCGGCCGTCTCCCCCGGCGCGGGGCTGACGCGGCTGCACTACTGGAATCCAGCCACATCACGGCTGGAGTTCCTGGGCCTTGGCAACACCCTGTCCATCGCCAGCGGGCAGCTCAACGCAGTGGGCGGGTCGCCCGGTGGCAGTGACGGTCAGCTCCAGTGGAATTCCGGGGGCGCATTTGCGGGCCTGCCAACAAGTGTAGTTGACGGAAGCGGAAATATAACAATCTCCGGCCGGATTACATCTGCGTGCAATGGCGCTGCGAGCGCTCCGGCGTTATCAATAACAGGGGGGTTATTTGCTGGTGGCACGGGAGCAACAACGACTCCGAATATTTTAGTGCAACCACCGGGAGCGCCAGTCGTTAGCTCTTGGAGTACAAGCGGGACAGTTTTAGGAGTCAATATGCCATCTGGTTTTAATGGTAGATTTATTGATTTTTTAACTAATAATACTCGGGTTTTTTCTCTTTCTCACAATGGAACATTAAACCTAAATGGAATTATAGGAAACATGAGCAGTAGCTCAATAATTTCGCTAGGAACTTTATCCATAACACTTCAAGGCGGCTCAAATTTAGCGTTGTCTGGCGGTTTATTATCACTATCACAGGGCGCAACTAGCCATACACTAGAAGTGTACGATAGATCCATTAGCACTACCGATTATCATCGCATTGCTATTAAGACTGCGCGAGCAACTCTCTCGAACATCTCCGGGCCATCGGTTACGGCCGCCGCTTTAATTCCTGCCGGCGCCATGGTGATGGGCGTCACGTCTAAAATAACAACGGCGTTTGGCACTTCAAACGGTGCGACTGGTTATCAAATTGGTACATTGGCGGCTCCAGGCAGATTCGGATCTATTGTTGGCACAGCATTGGGAACGACAACAGACAACAGGAATTGGCCTCCTGGCCAATTAGCTGAAAATTTTCCCTCTGCAACAGATATATTGTTGACGGCAACAGGGGGAACCTTTGACGGGACTGGCGTTATTTATATTAGTATCCAGTACATCACAGGTCAATCTGATTAAACCAAATGACTCACCAAATCACAGTCCAAATCTCACGCCGCGCCTATGGAGGCTTGGTTGCCGCGGCAAATGAAGCAGGAAAATCGCCTCAGCAAATGGCTCTAGATCTGCTTGAGGAGATTGGCCTAAACTACGCAAATCTGCCTCAATACTTAGTAGGATCGCTAACAACCGCACAGTTTATAGATAGGCTAACCCCTCAAGAATATGCGACGATTAAAGAAGTCGCGCAATCTAATGCACAAGTCGAAGAGTTGAAAAACCGTTTGCTTGAACGCGAACGCATAGCGTTAGACGAGGAGCCGTTAGTCGAAGGCCTGCTGGCGCTTGCAGCCGCTGGACTGCTTCAGACTGGGCGGCCGGCGGAGCTTGTTGATTTTGTTATTCCTGAGCCACTGCACAATCAATCATGATTGACGACTACCACATGCCCCCCGCCTTCCTGCAGGCGCTGCAGGAGGCCTTCGACGCCGAGTAGAATCCCCTCATGGCCCCACTCCTCCCAGCTTGCCGCATATAAACATTTCCCCTGAAATCGGCGGCGCTTTGCTCCAAAAAGCGCATGAATTCAAGCTTCCGGGTGATTTTATTGCGGCTCTGATGCCTGGCCAGTCGTGACGGGAAAACTTCTAGCGATTCCATGGAGAATTTCATTTTATACTAAGTCTAGAAGCTCTTGAACTTCACTCAGTTTAATTATTGCAACAATATAATTTAATAGACTGTATTTCCGCTATAATAGATACAAATTAAACATCAATAAATAGTTCATAATATCTTAAAATTAATGAAATTATTTACAGAAGAAGCACAAGAAGTGAAAATGCTCACTGAAAGTGTGAAAGGAAAGAAAAAACTCTTTATTGAAGGAGTATTCTGTCAAGCAGAAATAAAGAATAGAAATGGTAGAATTTATCCGTTTCAAGTTCTTAATAATGCTGTGAATTATTATGTTGAGAATTTCGTTAAATTTAATAGAGCTGTAGGAGAGTTAAACCATCCGGCTACTCCGACAATCAACTATGACAGAGTTTCACATTTAATTGAATCTCTTACTCCTAAGGGAAATTGTTTTTATGGTAGAGCAAGAGTATTAAATACTCCAATGGGTCAAATTGTAACAAACCTACATGAAGAGGGTATTCGTTTTGGTGTTTCATCTAGAGCTGTTGGGTCTTTAAGACCAACAAATGAAGGTGTTAATATTGTTGGTGATGATTTAATGTTTTCAACTGTTGCAGATATTGTTCATGATCCTTCATGTACTTCAGCATTTGTTGAAGGTATTATGGAAGGTAAAAATTGGTATTATGATGTAACTAAAAAAGAATGGTTAATTGAAAATACTAAAAAAACTATCAATAAGTTAGTAGATTCGCATCAACTAGAAGAAAAGAAACTTCAATTATTTGAAAGTTTTCTTAATCATATTTGATCAAACATTTTACTTTACTAAATAAACATAGATTAACAAATTAATTAGGGTTAAAAGGAGAAATTAAAATGCCTCGTGGTACAAATTTACAAGAAATGGACGCAAAAAATTCTCAATCTAAAACTGCAGTGAATCAGAATGCAAAACCTGCAGAACCAATGCAGCACTTAAAGGATAATCTGCCCCCTGGTCAAACTGCAGGCTGGGAAGATCTTGGTGGACCTACTCCAGAAAATTATCGTAATGATGATGACTCTGCAAAGTTTAAAGATCCTGCAGGTCGCCTATCTCAAGTGAAAAATGTAGTCACTAAAAATGCAAAGCCTGCAGACCCTATGCCACATATGAAAAAAGGTGCAGTTAAAGAATCTGCTGAAGATGAAGATGAAGAGCTTCTAGAAGATCAAGAGGATGAAGAGCTTGATGAATTAGAAGAAGATGAATCTGAAGAAGATCTTGATGAAACTGAAGAAGATGATGAAGTCTATGAAGAGGATTTTAACGTTGAAGAAGATGTTAATGCTCTTATGGCTGGTGAAAATCTCTCTGAGGAATTTCAAGAAAAGGCAAGAACCATCTTTGAGGCTGCTCTAAAAACTCGTGCAACTCAATTAAAAGAAGCTCTTGAAGCTCAATATGAAGAAGCACTCTTAGAAGAAGTTGAAGCCATTAAAGCGGATCTTGAAGAGCGTGTTGATTCTTATCTTGAATATGTAGCCGAAGAGTGGCTAGAAGAAAATCGTCTCCAAGTTGAGACTGGAATTAAAGTTAAGGTCACTGAATCCTTCTTAGTAGGTCTTAAGGGACTTTGTGAACAACATTATGTGCAAATGCCTGAAGAAAAGTATGACGTGCTGGAAGGCATGGTAGAAAAACTAGATGAAATGGAAGATAAACTCAACGAGCAAATTGAGAAGAACATCCGCTTAAACCAAAGACTCTCTGAGTCGGTTGCAGATAGGATTCTTGATGAGGTATCTGAAGGACTTGCAGTCACTCAGAAAGAGAAGCTCGCCACACTTTCTGAAAGTGTTGAGTTTGAAAGTGAATCAAGCTATAGAGAAAAGCTTTTAACTCTTAAGGAATCTTATTTCCCTGCTCGTAGAGTTAATAAGCAGGCTAATTTAGAGAATCTGTCTGAAGATTTTGTCTATTCCTCAGAACCTGTTTCTGGCACAATGGCTCAATATCTCGCAGCTCTTCAAATGATTGGCCAAAGTTGAATATAACATCAATCAAATTCAAAACTATTAAAGGTAAACGCAAATGTTTCTAAACGAACAACACAATTTGCAGGAAAAGTGGGCACCGATTCTCAATTTTGATGGCGTTGAGCCTATCAAGGATTCTCATCGGAGACAAGTCACTGCAACCCTGCTAGAAAACACTGAAAAGGATCTTCGTGAGCAAAGTGCTTTTGCTCGGGGGATGCTCTTTGAATCTCCTACTACTTTCGCTAATGCTCCTGGTGCTGGTGGTGGCTTCAGTGGTTCTGCCTCTGGGGCTGGCCCTGTTGCTGGTTTTGACCCGATCATGATTTCAATGATTCGTAGGTCAATGCCTAATCTTATTGCATATGATGTGTGTGGTGTGCAAGCAATGAATGGCCCTACTGGTCTTATCTTTGCGATGCGCTCTCGCTATAACAATCAAACTGGTAGGGAGACCTTCTTTGATGAAGTGGATAGCTCCTTCTCTGGTCAAGATAGTGGTTTCAATCTGACTGGTGGATTTACTGATGCCAATGTTGGTATGGGTACTACTAACTTTGCAAATCTTGGGTCTAATCCTGGGCTGCTTAATCCTGTTGGTACTGCATCTTCTCTTGGCTATCAAGTTGGCCAGGCAATGAAGACTGGTGATGCCGAGCAGCTTGGCTATGCCACGGGTGATCAATTCAATGAGATGAGTTTCTCCATTGAACGGGTTCCCGTAGAGGCTAAATCTCGTGCTCTGAGGGCCGAATATTCTATGGAACTTGCTCAGGATCTTAAGGCTATCCATGGTCTTGGTGCTGAAGCCGAGTTGGCTAATATTCTGTCTAGTGAAATTTTAGCTGAAATTAACCGCGAAGTTATTCGCACAGTTTATAAAGTGGCTGAGCAAGGTGCTGCAGTAAACGTTGCGACTCCTGGTGTATTTGACCTTGACGTTGACTCTAATGGCCGTTGGTCTGTGGAGAAATTCAAAGGTCTTCTGTTCCAGATTGAGCGCGATGCTAATGCTATTGCACAGCGCACTCGTCGTGGGAAGGGCAACATTATTGTTTGTTCTGCTGACGTGGCTTCAGCTCTTACTATGGCTGGTGTACTTGATTATACTCCTGCTCTTAATGCTAATTTGACTGTGGATGATACTGGCAATCTATTTGCTGGGACTCTTATGGGCAAATTCCGTGTTTTTATTGATCCATATTCTGCCAACGTTAGCGAAACTCAATATTATGTGGTTGGGTTTAAGGGTACAAGTCCCTATGATGCTGGAATTTTCTATGCGCCATACTTACCTCTGCAGATGTTTAGGGCGGTTCATCAGGACTCATTCCAGCCGCGTCTAGCCTTTAAGTCTAGATACGGTATCGTGGCGAACCCTTTTGCTGAAGGTCTAGAACAAGGTCTTGGTAGATTGCGTATTAATTCCAACCGCTACTACCGTCGCGTAGCAATTCGTAATCTTTCCTGATCCATTAAGAACAACAAATCAATAGAGGGCATCAAAAGCCCTCTTTTTTATTGGCTTTCAACTTTTCTACATTTGTATCCTTTATGGTGATTCCTTCTCCCAGCAGCTACAGAATACATTTTAGATCTACTAATATTTTTAGTAATACAGTATTCTGATAAATTTATCACAAATTCTTCAGTACCTTCTGGCGTTATAACTATCCATTCTTTTTGTTTGGACTCAATATTTTTTCTTAATATATCCTCTTGCAAATTATATTCTCTAAGTTTTTGTTTTGTTTCTTCTTTAACATATCTACCCCTAGCTTTTTCTCTAATTTTTTGTCTATGCTCTTCAGTTTTTGGTTTACCTCTATTAGCTTCACTTATTAATCTTTTTGATTTTTCTGAATGCTTTTTACCAGTATTTAATTTTGAAAGTTTACGTTTAGTTTCTTCACTATGTTTTTTACCATAAAACCCATTTCGTTCCCCAAGCATCCTTTCAGGTCTATTAGCAATAAAAATATTAAGAAGAGTTCCACCTTCATCAAATCCAATTCTACCATATTTAATAATTTCTTGTTCTTCAAGATTATAGGCATCCTCTTCCCTTAAATCTACACTTATTTTAATAACCATGGGTTCAATACCAGATGCTCTAAGATTTTTAATATGTCCTGTTAATCTTTTATTTTTGGTATAGCCAGCAGCAGGAGTTAAATGTTGAAAACATCTTGGTCCTTTACCTTTACCTACATAAAAAGGTGTTCCTTTTATAGGATTAATAATATGATAGACATAATAAACTGGGCATTCATCGTAATTATTTTCTTTTTCTTTTTTAAACATAATTACTTTATTCTAAATGAAATTGAGTTCTTTCTTTAATTTGGTTCGTTAAATGCTTATTACAGCCAATTTTTAGAAAGTCTCTTCCCTTCCAGTTTTGTTTAATAAATTCTTTTAAGTCTTGCATAATAAATATATCGTCTTTAATAGTGTTTACTTATGAATGTTTTATCTCTTTTTGATAGTATTAGTTGTGGTCAAGTTGCTTTAGAAAGAGCAAAAATAAAGGTTGACAAATACTATGCAAGTGAAATTGAACCAATGGCAATTAAAGTCACTCAACATAATTTTCCAAATACAATTCAGTTAGGTGACATAAGAAACTTAAATGTAACTGATAAGATTGATTTAATTATTGGTGGTTCACCTTGTCAGTCTTTTTCATTTGGTGGCACTAAAACAGGAATGATTACAGAAGAGAAAATTGAGATCACAAATTTAGAACAATATCTTAGTCTCAAAGAAAACAATTTTCAGTTCAATGGTCAGTCTTATCTTTTTTAGGAATATGTAAGATTGATTAAAGAACTTAAGCCCACTTATTTTTTACTTGAAAACGTAAAGATGCAAAATAAGTGGAAGGTTATTATAACAAATTCATTAGGAGTGAAACCAATATTAATAAACAGCAAATTAGTTTCAGCTCAATCAAGAGAAAGATTGTATTGGACAAATATTCCAGATATAACACAACCAGAAGATTCTGAGATTTATCTGGAATCAATTCTACAAAATGACACTGTTCACAAATATTTACCAAAAACTAGACTTGATTATAGTAACTACAACAAGTCTAAAGTAAATAAAACGGTACATAAAAATACTGGTATTCATATTGGAAGCAGCAGAAAATTCACAAATCACTTAAGAAATGATGGAAAGTCATTTACTTTAAGAAAAGTAAACCCAAATGGAATATTAGATGAAAATTTTAATATTCGCTACTTTACTCCAATAGAAGCTGAGAGACTACAAACTCTTTCTGATAATTATACTCTTGTTGATAATGCCACAAATAGTAAGAGATATGAACTAATAGGAAATGGTTGGACTGTTGATGTCATTGCTCATATTTTTAAGAATATTAATCAATAATGTTTGAACTATAAAAGCTTTAAGTTCTTCCATTTAGTTTTAAATGTGAAACACATTACCCTTTACCCAATAGCCATTTCTTCATCAATCATTTGGAAGTTTCTGCAATGCGTCTTTAATAATTGCAGCATCTAGGTATGTTGCCACATTATTCTCAATTTTTTCAAGTGACTCAAGTGCCTTCTCTTTTAGAGTTGGAGGTTTGGGGCGACGATATGCATGGAGATAACTACCATCAAGGTGAAGGCTTTGCGTATCCATCCAATCACAACACGCATTCAATTCTTGGTTTGCTGCCCATTTAGATGCTCGGTCAATCATATAATCCTCACGCTCAACACTTATGACTTTGACTGGCGACTCAGATTGCCATTGTTCTCGCAACTCAGACGATGGAATAATCGGATATTGTTCAAGCTTTTTCATAATTGTTTGTTCTTTAGGGTGGCTAGGGAGTTCTTAATTATACAATCTAAACCATTCAAAATCATGTTGAATATTAGTATCCATAACACATAATTCAACCTTTCCCCCATAACTTTGAGCAAAGCGTTCAAATTTTTCAACATTATAACATCTGTGTGTTTCAATAAGTTCTTCTGTAAGTATTAAATTTGCCAGATATAATGTTTTTACTTGTAGGCATATAATAAATTGGTCTTTGGACAATTTTATTATGTGTCTCAATATATTTAAAGTCGTTCAGATCTAATCCATCATCATAAGGAGTTTCAATTTTTACTCTAAAAATTGGAGTACCTTGAATTTTTTGTAAAATAGATCCTAAGTATGAAATTGCATTCTCTTGACTATGAAAGGATTTAGTAATAGTTGTCATCCAATCTCGCTGAATTTCAAAACCTTCTTTATCAAGCATGGCAATTCCAAGGATAGGGATACCAAACTCACTTAAAGCTTTAATAGATTGTTCATGTGCAGTGATATGAAATTCATAGTTACGTTCTTTGCTCATGAACTCATAAACTCCTCATAAGCTTTAATAGCATCTTCAATCTTTTTCTTTAAATTTTTAGCCATTTCTAAATCTAGAATTTCTCTATGAACATAAATTTCATTTTTAATCTCTAATTCAAATCCCATTTCTTTGTTAGTAAATGCCACAGTTACGTTGTTGTTACCATAACGTAGGGGATGAGTTCCAAAATTAATTTCTTTATTCATTTGATGATTAGTTGTAATAATTTTTAATGTTCGGGGTTAATTGCTTGCTCATTACAATCCTTTCAACCGCTTAAGTTTTGCTTCAGTCCTAGCTATAGTCTTTTGCATTTTCTCCATACGAACTCTATATTCTGCATCAGATTCTTCCTGTTCGTAATATAATGCAGTTCCATGTCCAGATGGGCCACCAAACCCTACACCAACATACTTAATTCCATTTGGGTCTGGTTCATCAGTATCAGGATTTCTCAAGGTTTGAGACCACTCCTTAAGTTTTTGAAGTCTTTCAATCAATTCATCAAATGTTCCTTCAAGGTCATCAAGTTCAAGACCATATTCTTTTTTGGTTAATTTTCTAAGATTCATTTTAATCTCCTTGTTTTAATAATGTTGATTAACTTAAATCAATAAGTTTCCCATTACCATCAATCCAGGCAGAATTTGGTAAAGGAAGTTCACATAATTGTTTAATGTGAACTCGTCCTCTTTCAGTTGTCGTGTATTCACTTTCAGTTTCTTCACTATAAAGATTTTCAATAAGATTACATTCTTCTAAAAGTTTATATGATTTTTGTACTGCAGATGAATCTACTCTTGGATGAACTTCAGGTGAGCAGTGACAATGAAATAAAACCTCAAGATCACAAATTGAAAGGTTTGTCATAGTTTTGGTAAGTTAATGGCGTAATGTGGTAACATGTATTTATAAATGTCTGGATATTTTTCAACCCTTTCATAATTTGAATATATTAAGCTATAATCTGTCGCATTGCGGCTTGAGGTGATCAGCCAACATTTTCCATCGTTATCACACCATCCAGGTCGTTTCCAGGGATTTTCATTTACATGAACTGGATGAATATTACTTGCAGAATTTTCAGAAAGTCTTTTTATTAATTGAGCAGACTTTTTAAGATTATCAAATACTTCTCTTTCTGGACATGGAATAATAGTTTTATGTTTACCATCAGGATAAGGATATGGGGTCGCAGCATCAGCATGAAGCTCTAACCAGGCTATAGTTTCTTTTGGAGAACCACTAAAAAAATCTATGGCATCTCTAAGGATGTCAATAAGTGCATCGGTTTTTGTGAAATCTTCATTCACTCTTTCTAGCCTCTCAGAAATAAAGGCAGAAAGTTCAGCATCGGATGGTTTCATTTCATGTCATCGTAATAGAGAGTCTTTGTGCGATTGCATATATTGCAAGAATAATACACGCAATAAAAATCCGAACCAGTTTCAAACATGTTCGGGCATTCCCATGATTGTTGTTCAGTGGTACATTTGTTAGAATTGGCGTCTTTCATCACTGGCTGGGCAGGATGGTGGTATATGTAAGAAAGAACCTCTTTCCAAGCCTCACCTACGGGTGTACTTTCATCGGTAAAGCCAGAAACCGATTCAATTACATCAATGGCATCTTGAATGTTCATTTAATTTTTCCTTGATTATTAGGCTTCGGGAGCCTATCACGCACTTGACGTAGATCAACATATCCTCGGTTATCAATTGGTGCAGATAAAAACTGAGCCCGGTTTACTTGATTGCCAACATAAGGCTGAGATAAGCGACGGATCTCATTAAGTGCTGACGATTCATCCGCAAATCCAATCAAACCACCACCATGAGAAATCATTGCAATACGTTCTAAGATGGTTTTGCTATCATCAATAACATCTTCTGGAGTATTGTTATTGGAACCATAATAACCTTGAGAATTGCTACACATCACCTTTCTCCTTCCTTGGCATTCATAGATTTTCTCTGCTCCATTTTTCAAGTTATATTCTCTTTCTTCTTCATCATAGAATATGCCATCTCCTTCAGTTTCACTTTCATAAACTCTTTCACTAGACCACCCGTTAGGATCATAATAACAATCAACTATAAAGATGCCATGCCCAAGTCGCATCCAACCACAAAGATTAACCCCATCATAAACACTATATTGTTCAGGACATGCATAAGAATTTCTTTCTAATGTAAGTCCACAATAAGAATATTCATTTTTTCCTTGATCATTAGCCATAGTGGATTTATGTGGTTCAATACGATTATAGGTCACTGGTTCAGCCTAGGGAAAGGACTTGTGCCAGTTTTTAAAATGTCTCTTAAATCATCACAGGAGTAACCACAATTCTTACATTTATAAACATTAATAACCTCTATATTTTTATAATTAACTGGAGAGATATAACGAGATAAATATTCTTCAATGGGATCAATTGCGTTTCCAAGGTCAATATCTCCAGCACATTCTGGACAGTAGTAATTTTTCATTAATTTAATCTTCAAGTAAAATAAAGTTTTTCAAATTGTTCTGAACATAAACTTAAAACAATCAAACAAATTAAGATAACTATAGTTCTTAAAAACTTAAACATATCCATTCTCTTTTAAGTAATCTTCTTCTAAATCGTTTAAATAATTATCAAAAGGCTCCTTACATTTAGTGGAAGCATATAACATATTGTTCATTTTATACCAGCCCAAATTTAGGATATACCAAAATGTTGCATTATATCCATCATAATATACTAAACCTTCTGGATCACTCTCAAGACCCCATTTTATAGTTTCAACTGGACATTCCATATGATTTTTCCAATAATCAAAAATCATTTTAGTTAAATTAATTTTATTCATAGTTTTAAAAATAAAGGAAGAAAGTTCAATGTCTCAAGTTTATGTGAGCCGATGAGATCAAAGGTTGCATAAGCTTCAGCAAAAGTACAAGTAGCTGTAACAGATTTATCTACATATAGATGGCTTATAGTATCTCTAGCAGCTTTCCAAGAAAGAGCTTTTTGTGAACCGTCGTGGGATGCATGATAGCTCATAAAAATTGTTTTACACTCTTCAACGCTCAAAGTGTCCAAATAAATCCAGAAGTTCAGAACATCTTTCCAATTGGGACCTAGAAAATATTCAGGGTATTCTAGAGCAGTTTGGTCATCTAAATGATCTGCAAAATTTTGATGTGCTTTAGAGATTTTCATGGATTTAAAAACAAAGGAAGAAACGTAAAGGTCTCTAGATTATGAGAACCAATGAGTTCAAGGGTTGCATATACACATGTAACTCCTACACTTGCAGGAATGCATGTAAGTGTAGGAGTTACAACCCAAGCTGCAGTTGCATATACATAATAATAACATATATTATCTCTAGCAGCTTTCCGGGTAAGACTCTTTAAGGTATCCACCCTTCCTAAAGCACAATAACGCTTACCAACTATATCAAAATCTTCGCGACTCAAAGTATCCAAATAGAGCCAGAAGTTCAAAACATCCTTCCAATTAGGTCCTAAGAAAGGTTCGGGGTATTCTAGAGCATTTTGGTTATCTAAATGATCGGCAAATATTTGATGTGCTTTAGAGATTTTCATGGATTTAGAAACAAAGGAAGAAATGTAAAGGCCTCTAGATTATGAGAACCAATGAGTTCACTGGTTGCATGACCAGATGCATATACAGTTCCTAATTGATATGTAGAGTCAGCACGCCAAGCTTCATATGCATAATACTTACATATAGTAGCTTCAGCAGCTTCCCAAGCATTGTTTATAGCAGAAACTCTAGAATCTGCGTCTAAAGCCCAATAACGAACATAATTTAATCTAAAATCTTCTTCACTCAAAGTATCCAAATAAAACCAAAAGTTCAATACATTCTTCCAATTGGGTCCTAGAAAATGTTCAGGGTATTCTAGAGCGGTTTGGTCATTTAAGCGATCTGCAAATCGTTGATGTGTTTTAGAGATTTTCATAATTTAAGACGGTTCAAATTTTTTCTTTAGCCTAAGAAATGTTTCTCTTTCTCTCTTTTCAATCATTTTATTGTTTTTAGCTAGTCTTTCGCTTTGTTCATTCTCAAATTTAATGCGGGTATCATATTCTTCGTCGGTTTCTAAGCGTAATTTAGATATTTCAAACGCATTATAATCTGAAAATCCATCAACATTGATATTCACCCAACCTTCATTAATAAGGTCTTGAATTTTATTCTGTATATTTTGAAGTTTTCCCTCAAAAAGACATATTTCCAAAAATTTATATTCTTTAATGAGTTTTTTGGTCATTTTAGTAATGCAAATTAATAATGTCTATTATCCTATAATTATTACATCAACCTTAGTCTCAGTGAGTCCAGCATCTTCTGCAGTTTTAGGTTTATTACACACATATACCAAATATTTTTCAAGACTATACTCAAACACACTACCATTTTTATGAGTTGTTTTAAATACTTTTCCTGGTTCAATATCAATACTATCTGAAAGATAACTCCTAGATCCGTCATCACAAGTTTCAAGCAATAAGACTTCAGTATCACCGGCATTATCTGACTGGTTATACAGTTTATCAATTTTTTCTTTAAGATCTTTAAGTTTCATAATTAAGATGACTACCATTACAATCCGCAAAAAAGTGAAAACCTATGCTAATGCCTTTAATTTTGAATTGAATAAAAAAGAGGTCATTCCAAGACACAAAAGAAAAATAAACACTGAACCAAGGACTTCCACGATATTCAAATTCGTCAAGACAGTTAATGTAATGAAATTTAAAGAGGCATTTTTCATGGAGATAGCCTTTAGATTCTTGAAGATGGAAAAATTCTAGATAATATGCCTTTTCATCATCAAATGAATGATTAACAATGTCAAAAATTTTCATGAGGTTTTGGTGTATTTTACAATTATAGTATATTGAAAAGTATGATGTGAGTTCAATGTGCCAGTTTGCAAAGCTTCACAAAATCAATCAATTACATCAATTTCCTTAACAGCAAATTCATCATAATAATTACTTGAAAGTTCTTTTATTGCGGTTTGTCTACTTACACCATTGTTAATCATATAATCTTCAATATAAATTCTGCGTCATTCAGAATTTAAGTTTTCAGCATCTCTTTTAATGCGGCTTACATTGTCTGGTTTATCGTAGACATCATAAGTTAAATTTGTGTTCATTGTTTTAAATGATAAAGAGTTTAAAATTACTAATTTTTCTTATTTGGATAGATAAAGGGCTCTCCAATTTTTTCTAGAAGTGCGCGAGCAAAACTTATTTCACCATAAACTGCACCACTTTCAAAAGTATCATCATAATTTCCACCATCTGAATAATCAAAATAATCTCCATGAATATCATATCCATGTTCACTTTCTGCATATTTTTTGATTAGGTCAATCAAAAATTCAAGTTTCTGCTCTGTGGTCATTTGTAATACATCTCCTCTTCATATTTAACTAGATCATAATTTAAAATATGCCAAAATTCCCAATTCATTTCATCTGGTCCTTCCGTGAGATGATACCACCATTCCCAACGATTATCTAAACATTGTCTCCAACCGCATTGAATTTTTTCAAAGAAGTTCATTTTTCTTTTAAATTTTTTATACATAATTTACTTGATTAATTCCACAAGTTCACTAAATTTATCATAGACTGATTCTAAGCCATATGAATGTGCATCTTCATAAGCAAGTGAATAACACTGTTCTCGTTTTGGATTTTGACTGACTCCAAATTCTTCAAAAAGGTCTTCTTTAAACTCTCCTAATAGCCGATTATATTCTTCACGGTATTTTGCGGCATGTTCTTTAAGTGCATCTGAATCCACAATCTTTTGAAAAGTAAAACCTTTAGGGAATGGAACATCTTTATTGTCTTTATACTCGTTGTAGGAACCATGCCATATTGTTTTACCTTTATCATAGACATAGTAAGTTGTATAGTCGGTTGAACGAGGATAAGTGTTGGTCGTAGTTTCGTAATAGTTAAAGTCTTTCATTTGTTTGTGAAGCGGTTTAAAAAATTTTCAGTTAAAGTGCCAGGCTTATAGTCTGGATCAAGATATTCTACCATACCTAAAATTGATATGGCAGTTTCAATGGCTTTAGGAATTTCATCTTTCCATTGTGTTAATGATGCTCCATCTCCACCAATAGTTTCTACAACATTAACCATAACTTTTCACTAAATTTAGCTAGAGAAAAGTCATTTAAAGAAACAAACTCACAAAAATTTATTTTCCCATTATCAAATTTATATACAACAACAATTGGAAATGATAATTTGAGTATTGAATTATCTAGAGCTATATTTTCTGCACTATCATCTGGAATTTCATTTTCATATTCATCTAAGAACACTATTGCACCATTTTCTTTTATGACAGTCTCATAACAGTCATAAAACTCATCAAATGGGATAAGACCCAAACATTTATTAATGTCGTCATCTAAACTCTCACAAGACATTTTCCATGCCCATTTTCTGTATTCTTCTAAGTTTTTAAACAGTTTTTTCATTTTTAATTAATGTTTGAATTCCAAGTAATCACATAGCATATCTATTGATCCTTCGTTAATGATGGACCAAATTCTTTCGGCCCTTGGTTTTCCTTGACCGTTGAAGGTCCAATGATAAGGACATTCAATAAAGTTTTTTCGTCCATTTTCACGTTTTTCTGCTTCGTAAACCCAAAACCACCAGCATCTAATAGCAAAGACAAATCGCTTAAAATACCATGGCATAAGGCATAGATTATCAATTGTAGTTTCAAAGTAATAAACGAAATCATAATCCAAATATTCTAAGGACCAGTCATGTAATTGATTAAGCATTATTCCCCTCTAAAGTCTGTGCAATAGACTGATAGATTTGTGCTGAGGCTTTAAAGCATTTACGAGTATTTACATCAGTAGTTTCATATGCATTTTTGAAATTTTCTCCGGCTCTAGAATAAAGTTCAGAAATTATTATCCAAGGCTTTTGCTCTTTTGGTACATTTTCTAGTAAAATTTGAAGATCTGTTGCAAGTTGTGGTTGCGTCATGATTTTATATTATTGTATGATGTTTTATGATAGAGCAATCATAATTTGTTGTTATATAGCCATTTACATCCCATATTTGATTGGTCAATGATTCTCCTCATATTTACAGATTTAATTCCTTCTTTCATTATGCTATGTATTTCTTTGATCACACCAGTATTAAGAGAATAAATCATATCATCAGTTTGAATAACGACTCCAGGGCAGAAATCTGTATCTCCAACATTTTCAACTTTTAAAAACTGTAAAAGGTAATCTAAGCGGCTGGTGTCCATATTAGGAATTGGCTCTATCAATAAAACTGCACATCTAGCAGCCTTCCAGCCATCAATAATTCTATCGTTGGCACATAAGCCATCTGACAATTGTTTCAACCATTGAGACATCTCGTATCTCTCTTCTGGCGAGCCTGGTTCTGGACTTGTCCCCCAACCCTGCCATTTTTTATCATTCATACCAAAATTCTCCTTGTTTTCAACAGCATAAAGCAAAAGCACACTCAAAGTAAGTTGAAGTGTGCCAGTCTTTTAAGTGTCTTAAGTATTTTTAACTTTCAGTTCTTTAAGTTGGGATTCATCTACTGTTGATGGAGCATTTATAAGTAAACATCTAGATTGCTGAGTTTTTGGAAATGCAATGACATCTCTTATAGATTCTTCTTCAGCTAAAAGCATCACCATTCTATCAAGCCCAAATGCTATTCCTCCATGTGGTGGAGTCCCCATATCCAAAGCATCTAAAAGAAATCCGAATTGTTGTTCAATTTCTTCCTCAGTAAGACCAATAAATTCAAAAACTCTTCTTTGTAAATTTGAATCATGTATTCTTAAAGAACCTCCACCAAGCTCAATACCATTCAATACTAAATCATATGCTTTTGCAATAGACTCAGAATTAATAGAACTTTCATCCGAAATGCCACAGAAAGGATGATGTAAAGCTTTTAAATGACCATTAGTTTCATCTTGTTCAAACATTGGAAAATCTATAACCCATAAAAATCTTGGTTCGTTTTCAGGACTTATGAGATTAAGTTCTCTTGCCAAATATTGACGAAGCTGTCCTAAAGATTTATTTACAACATTTAAAGTTCCTGCTGCAAATAGAATTAATGTTCCTGGTGCTGCTTCAGTTCTTTTTAACAACTCAAGTTTAATCTCATCAGATAAGTTATCTTTAATTGCCCCAATTGTGTCAACCTCTCCATTGTCTCTTACTCTAATAAAGGCAAGACCAGAACCACCAGAGGATTGAACTTCACTAAAAATATCACCTCCAGGTTTAATTCTTACATTGCTGATTAAATTATTACCATTGGGAATGGATATACATTTTACAACTCCACCATTTTGAATTGCACTAGAGAAAATTTTAAATCCAAAATCAACAAATAAATCGCTCATGTTGATTAGTTTTAAATCATATCTAAGATCAGGCTTATCCGAACCATACTGATCCATAGCTTCATTCCAAGTCATTCTCTGAAATGGTAAGTCTAATTTAATTCCTTTAATAGAAAGCCAAATTTGTTGAATAAGCCTTTCATTTAATTCAAGAATTTCATCTTGAGTCATGAAGCTCATTTCCATATCTAATTGAGTAAATTCTGGCTGCCTATCAGAACGAGGATCTTCATCTCTGAAACATTTAGCGATCTGATAATATTTCTCAAATCCACCAGTCATCAGTAATTGTTTAAAGATTTGAGGTGATTGTGGTAACCCAAACCACTCTCCTTCATGCATTCTACTAGGAACCAAATAGTCTCTAGCACCTCCTTTTGTAGAGCGAATAAGAATTGGAGTTTCAATCTCAATAAAACCTACATTTTCAAGAAAATTGCGAATAGTCTTTGCAGTTTCATGGCGAATAAGAAGATTTCGGGTCATGTTCTCTCGCCTTAAGTCAAGATACCGATGTTTCAATCTTATCTCATCTCTTACAATTTCTTGACCAGAAACTGAAAAAGGAAGAATTGATTTTATAGAATTTAGAACAACAATATCTTGAATATCTATTTCAATTTTTCCGGTATATATCTTCTCATTAACTGATTCTTGGGGTCTTTCTTTTACGACCCCACAAACTTGAATGACCGTTTCTTCTTTTAGTTGTTCAGCAATTGAAAATAAGTTTTCTCCAATTTCAGGGCTAACTGTTAGTTGAACAATTCCAGAACGATCCCTAAGATCAATGAATATAAAACCACCATGATCTCTTCGGCTATGAACCCACCCACAAAGTTTAACCTTTTGGTTAATTTCTTCAGAACATAATTGACCGCAATGATGACTTCTCATTTGATTTTTGTTTGTTAATTCCACTAAAGTATATTTAAATGAAATTTTTTCTACTGGTAGAAGTGGTTGAATATTAATATCAACTAATAAGTTTTTATCCATTTTTTCTACAACTTTGAATTTCATTGATAAATTTGTTAATAGCTAACTCAGCCCAATTTTCTGCACATGTTCTTATCATTCCAATAATAGAATTATTATCCTCATGATATGTTATACTATAGCACCTATCCTGCTCACCCCATTTTACTCTATGTGGAACACCATCTTCACACTCAACTTCAAATCTTATTGATTCTACCATTTTATTAAATCTCTCATAAGTCCAGGTTGAAAGACTTTTGGTAACCTTTAAATCATAATAGTTATCTTCGTATCCATAAACGCCGGGAATAAAAACTCTCTCATTTACTACTTCTAGTGTTTCGTTTTTATATTTACTTTTCCCATAAATCGTCTCAGCAAGAGATTTATATAAATGAAACCATCCAGATTCATGGAGATATGTTCCTAAATCAAAAGAAAAAATATAATCTTTACCTAAAATGTGATCATTATCGGGATAAATACTAATACTAAATCGTCTCCCATCATATTTGTGTTCATCATCTAGTAATAGAAGTTTTCCCCACCACTTAGTCTTAAATAAAAATAGTAGATCTAAAGAAACATAAAACTTAAATAAAAACGGTAAACAAATGTTGAATGTTATAGTTTTTTCATTGTCATTTTCTAGAATAAGGTTAAGTGCAAACTCATCCTTTGCTCTATAAACTTCAAAATTAATTGAGTTTCTGTAGTTATTAGAATAAAATGTTTTTCTCATGAAGATTTTTTGTTGGGTGGGTTATGGTATATAGAATCAAACAGTGTGATAGATTTGCTGCTTATATTTTCTTAAATTCATAACAACACCTTTAGCCTCTTCAAATGTTTTAATTCTTGGTGTAATTCCAGCCACCAATCCCTTTGTCATAGCGTTGACTATTGAAAAATAAACTTGTAGGTCTTGAGTATTATACCATTCATGAATAAGATAATCATCACTTTCATTAACAACATCAGCTTCTTCGGATTTTTCCCACCATCCTGTCCATTCCATACTATAATTTTCTGGATGTATTTTAGCATTAGCAAGAAAAATTCTTAGAGCTTCTTCTGTTTCCCTATGTAACTTTAAATAGTTTTTTTCCTCTTCTTCAGTCAATTCTGAATCTTCACCAGTTAAAAGTTCATGAATATCTCCAGGAACATATGAGTTACCATAAGGTCTTTTTGGATCAATTTCTGGAGCACCAGTTTCACAGTTATTCCATCTAACATACATATTCCTCAGAAGAGTAATATGCTGCTCAGTTAATTTAAATTGATTTGTCATAATAATTTTAATAGTTTGCTTTTTGGAAAGTTTGGTTTTGGAATAGGAATATCAAATTTTCTGCATATATTATAGTAGGTTTGTTGAGTTATTATGTCAGTTTTTAACTCTTCTTGAGATGCAATTTCAAGATAATAATCATAATAAATATCAATAAAATCTTTACTTGGCTGAATGTCATTAAATGATTTCATGGATAATTCTAAGCTTTTAGAGCATCATTTTGTTCTTTCTCTTTATCTTCCCATGGATCAGGACGATAATGTTGAGTAAGCTTTAAATCTTCTCCAATGATTCCGGCGTCTTGTAGAAATTTTCTACATTTTTCTGGAGTGTTATGTATTTTTAAAAACTCATCAATGTCAGTTCGGGTTAATTTATTCATTCTATCTCTGATAAAGAAAGTTGTCCGTTATTTTCTTCAATTTTTTTAATTCTCAACTCTTCAAGTTTCTCATCAGAAATAAAAGTTTTAAATTCGTCAAACTCATAATAATCAAAGCAACCATGTTTATCTTGAGCAATAAACTGCATATCAGGTTTTTGTTTAATTTCATTTAGATTTAAAATAGAAATTTCCTTTGCTGTTATTTCCATTCTACTATATAAATCGTCATATGATTCTAAATTCACAATTCGTTCTGTAGCTTTTTTAGCATCTTCTACCGAATCGGCTAAAACTAGAATATCTGCATCAGTATGCCAAGATTGTTCTACATATATTGAAAATAATTTTAATTCATTCATCATTTTTATTCTTCTCTGTTAAATATTGGCCAAGATTATATAAAATAAAGTTCATGCTTTTTTAATTAGTGTGTTTAAGAATTTTCCAAATTCGTTGTTTAATGCACTTCCAATATAGAATTGTAGAAGCCTTTCTCCATAATTTTCCAAAGTTGAAAGTTCATCATAATGTGATTTAAAAACTGGCTTCCATTCCATCTGATGTCTATGTAGACACTCTTTGTTGACAATAATTTTAAATTCTATGATAGGAATGAGATCAACCGAAATTCTTTCAGATTGTTGAAATACTATGGACTTTTCATCCTCAAACATATTATATGTTGGAATAGTAACTCCATTCTGCTTGAGTGTTTCTTCTTGATCTTTATCAAGTTTAAAGGTGCTGTATAACATTGATCAATTAGGGATTTTAATAAGATCTTCTCTGAGACATGTAAGAACTTGACCAAGCCAATTGGTTCCTCTCCAGTTTTTAGGGTCTTGAATGCCTACTGCACCTTCAGCCATTCCAATTCCCCAAACAGTATCGGTTGGAGATGCCTCAACCAAATAATGATCTACAGTGTTCATAAGATATTCAAAGGCATTTTTATCTTGAGTGAACTTATAAAAACAACCTTCATAGACAATTTGACGAGCATGTGTTCGCCAAACTTGCAAATCAAAATTTTTCAATGTTCTCCCTAGTTCTTTTTGTTGTCTTGGATGTTTCTGTCTCATAATAGTTTGAGCACTTTCAAAATCATTAAATAGAAGAGCTTTTTGTTGCATCATATATTGCTCTGAGCAATTGTAAGGAATGCAAGTTCTAGTGTCAATGAATGGCGTGAATGCCCAATTAGAAAGATAGCCATAATAAAAGAAATGATAGTTGTTAAATATCTCAAGATAATTTTGTTCTTTAAATGTAATCATAATTCTTGGTAATCATAATTCTTGCCATGGTAAATAATTCTATTAATAAATCGTCCAAACATTGTCATTTGTCTGTTTGCAATTCTAGATGCCTTATGAATGGTAATGTCGTAAATATACCGATAAGTATTAAATTTACCAGAAGGTAATATTAACAAAGACATATAAAACCTAGAATCTTCATTTAGTATAGAACCACAAGGATAAGATAATCCTTCATTATAAGGTTCATATTTTTCACAAACTAATGTCACATAATAAGAACAAATTTTGTTTTGATTCACATCTAAAAAATCAGTTACTATACCATAAGACTTTAAATTATTAATATAATTATCTTCAACTGAGATAATTCTTTCTTTTGTTATAAGTTTTTTAGTCATTTGCTGCATTATAAGCTTCTATTTGCTTAATACATTGCTTCCAAGTCGTACTGGAGATTGTTCGGGCAAACTTCACAAAAGTATCAGGTTTCCCATAATATTCTGAACAACTACCATCATCCCAAATACCACCAACCTTAAAGTATTCTTCTACAAGTTTTAGGATTTCTTTTTCAGTCATTTCATTTAATTTCAGTAGGTAATGATGTGGCGTTGAATGGGAGGTAGTGTGTATCATAATTGCCAGGCTCAGGTTTGCGGAATTTCCATTCTTTATAGATGTCAATGAAACACCAACACCTCCCATCCTTGTCACACCACCCCTCACGCTCCCAAGGATTATCGTCCACTACAACAGGAGCAGAGTGGCAATTCTTAATTAGTTCAGCAGCCTGAATTAGTATATCTGGAAGTTCAGAGCAGCATGGCATTGCTCCAATTTCTTCCATACGTTGAAGATGCCTAGCATGATCCTCCATCCACTCAACCAACTTTACGACCTCGCCATCATCTCGTGTTGTTGGCCCATAATCATCTCCATAATCATCACATTCTTGATTGAGTGTGGCAATAGAATCAAGGGCTCTCCTACTCTCCTTTGAATATTTCTTAAGTAATTCAATAACATGAGCTAAATCCATAGGTTCCATACAGCTCATACCGAAAGATTCAAGCCTCTCTACCTCTCTACTGAGTAATTCAACGGCCTCTTTTATCTCGTCTTTAGAAGGAGGAGCTGACAACTGCTCCATTAAAGCATCAGCAATATGCCAGGGTGTCCAATATCCATCTTTTTTTGGGGTAAATAGAGGTTGATTTGGTGAACCATTCCATGTAAAACTATAACGCACTAGCTTATTTTCTTCAACTTGCTCCTTAGCCTGAGAATCTGGCCTATGGCTCCAAAGTGACAAGATAGCTCTGGCAAATGAACGATGGTTGAACAGATACTCCCGTTGACCTTGTTCTTGTACTCCAGTTTCTATCCAATGTTTACGTTCAAGATTATCAATATCCTCATCTGTTGGATCCTCATCCGGGTGGGTAGGCCTGATAAAAAGCTCATAGCGGCCATCTGGTAGCTCTGCAATGTAATCAAACTGAGCATTTTCATAACCACGAAAGTTTGATACATGTAGGATTCCTATCACTTGATCCTTATCCAGATGAACTGAAGGCTGGCAATCCAATTGATTATTAAAATATCGCGTCCATTCTATTACAGAAACTAGAGGAACTGAACCAAAATAAGGTGTTCCATAGCGTTCTTTCCACCAAACTCGGAAACTCGTTTCAAGATCTTCATCTGTTACTACCCCATCCGCATGGTGCATCAACCGGGCGTCGGAATTTAAGTCATACAAAGCTGCTCCGGCAATAGCAATAGCGTCATGATGACTAACTCGCTCGCACCACCTATTATCCTCAGTATTTTTGCAGCATTTATCAACCCAGTCAGAAATCTCAGCAAAGGTTGGCCGGCGATTAGGTTTCATCATATTTTATCTCTAAACTCTTATTAGAGTAGCACACCACTCAAACAAACTTAAAAGTGATGTGCCAGTTTTTAAAGTGACATACTTAATCTAATGTACTGTAAATTTTTCATTAATCATATTATTTCAATAACAAAACCTATAACTACAAGAATTATTAGGGCAATATACGCCACCGCCATTAACAATAGTTTCAGCTTCCAATTGTGTTCCACAACTGGGGCATGGGTCAGGATACTCAACTGGTGTTTCTCCATCCACATTATCATCACATTGCCTCATAATAATGTAAGGAGCTTCCTTTTCATTATCCTTTAAATCCAAAAATCTATGATAACCATCAATTAAGAAATATTGATTATTAATCCTCTTAACAACCCCAACTGGTAAATTTAATTCAAAATCATATGAGGCATAAGAACTATCTTTTTTAAGTCTTGAAACATATTCTCCATTTAAGCCAATTTTATCTAATGGAATTTGTTCAATAGTTATGGTATTTGTTTGAATTAAGTTATCCAACAAATAAGAATATTCTTCTGATAGGGCAAATTTAATCTTTTGAATGTCTGTTTCTTTTTCTAGCATGGTGTTAATAGAATCTAGCATCTCATCATAGTTTTCAAATTCAAATCCACTGATTTCTTCACCATAATATCCATTTGATACTTCTAAGGAATATAAATTTTTATCATATGCTTTATAAATTCTCATTAAGCGATCTGCACAATATTTTTCTATTTTTGTTAAGTTATAAGATTTTTTTCTAATTTTATTGGATTTATCTTTATATAATTGCTCAATAACTAGATAATTTAGTGATTTATTTACTTTCTTTATTTTTAAATTAGTAATTTTTCCACACCGGCATATTGAATCGCATCCATATAATGAACAATCATACTCATAGTCATAATCACTATCAATCATATAAGTGTTGCCAAATCTCAATTCAAAGTTGTTGTATGTTTTGGTTTTCATAAATTTTAATAGTTTTTACTCATTGTTGTCTTGTAGATCAATTTCTGTAATAATATTCTTATTAACATCAATAAAAACAAGCCTCCTTCCTTTCTTTTCTTCTTGCTTGGCAATAAAGAAAAGAGCAACTCCATTTCTGATACTTTCAGTCATATTGATGCCAAATTCAGCTTTGAGGTGAATTAAAAGAGCAAAACTTCTTTTGTATTTAGGAGTCTTCATTTATTCACCAACAGAGACTGAGAATTTCTTATAACAAACCAAATGCGCTTCCAGACAGGGAGTTTGGCAAAACGATCAATTCTATCAAGAAGCTCAGTTATTTCCTTTGTAAGCTCTGTTAAATCATTTCTTTTTTGGTTTAAAGCTAATTTTAAGCTTTCACATTCTTTTATAGATTCATTGAGTTGTATCTTGAATGGAGCTTCCAAAATCTCAAGAAGTTCTGGTTCCACACAGAAAAAGACATCTTTATTTTCTAGCTTTCTCTGACAAACATGATGAATTGGTAAATCAATTCTCTCAATAAAGATAGGTTCTTCACCTTTAATTGTCATAAACTGAATGTCATCACATTTGAAGAATGAAAAGGTCTTTTGATATGGATAAATTATTTGAGATTTTCTTTCAGTTATTCCGTAGATAGTAATTTCTTTCATATTTTTTATGATTAAATATGTGTTATTATTCTCTCATTATCCTTAGCTCTAAGAATGACTTGTTCTCCATCAGTGCTTGCTTTCTTTGCAATTTTGTAAAGAGCTATGGCACGACGGAACACTTCAGCACCGTTCATTCCGGTGTCTTTCTGTATCTCATCAAACTCTCGCGCTAGTTCTTCGCTCATTCTTATGCTGAAGCTATCAGAAGGTGTTGAGATGGCTATAGAAGGTTCAGCAAATGGTTCTAGAAAATCAATAATTTCTCTAATTTTAGCAGAGTCTAAAGTGTGATTGTCTACGATCCAGGGAAGGCCTGTTTCATTATAATAATATAGTTCTACATATTCTTTGCCATTTTTAGTATATTTTGATGCACTAAGAGTGCAAGAATCTGTAATTTCTAGAGTTTGTTTGTTAATCTCAGTGGTTGTCATTGAACTAATAATTGTTTTCTGAATTTTCAATAGTCTAACATATCACTCAAACAAAAGTAAAGTGATGTGCCAGTTCTTAAGGTGTCCTAATTTTACATATACTCTTCTTTAAAACATTCATATCCAGATAACCTAATAGTTTCCTCTCGCCACTTTCTATTTCTTTCTGGAATTTCGCGATAATGAATGTTAATTGGAATCATTTCAGAACCATCAATATCATTCATAGCATTCCAAAACAATTCATTAAACTTAGAGTCTTTTTTCTGCGTTGAAAATATTGCTAATTTCTTATTTGGGAACATTGATAGTGCTACAGATAGATCTTCAACAACGGTAGAACTAAAGAAAGCAAATTCGTCTAAAATTAAAAAGTCAAAAGATCTATAATCTTCAGAATCTCTCCGAGATGAGCAAAATTTAATTTTTGATCCATTTTCAAATGTTATTGAATTTGAATTAATTTCAGTAACCCAATCTTCAAAATATTTGTTAGTGTTTAAATCATCACAAAATTGCTTAGTAATATCTAATAGTCTTTTAGATTCACTGTAATTAAAACAAACAATTCCAACTTTAGATTTATCATTAAAAATTGCATAATGAATAGCAGATATTAATGACAGGGTTGATTTTGTGGATTGTCTAGGCATTTTAAAAATTGTTTGCCTATTGCTGTTAATTGTATTTAACACATATTTTTGATAAGGATCTAATTCAATCTTTTTACGTTTAATTGCATCATAGTTTAAAAATTTAAGACAATTAATTGCAAAAATATCTGGATGATCTTTAAATATAAAATAGTTCTTTGTTGCACCAGGATTATGTTTAATGCTAGTTCCCGTTAAGGCTTTGATGAATAATTTGACGTTTTTAAATAGACTTTTCATTTTCGTATTTTTCTTTAAGATTTAAAAATAATTTATACTCTTTATTATTTTCAGTTTTAATTTCTTTATCAATACTATCATAGATAAAGTTATTCATTTTTTCTGATTCTATAAGTTCAACTATAACAATTTGTTCAGATAATTTTAGGCCACTTCTTTCATAATCTTTATAATCATTTAATTCCCCACCTAAGATATGACTAGCAGCATTTAAAACTGCATCTTTTAGCTGTCTCTCTCCATCATATATATCTAAATCATCAATAGATTCTAGACCTTCACCTAAAGTGTCTATAAAGACCATATAACGTTTTTGTTCCATATTAATTTTAATTTTCTTTAAATGTGGACAATTTTTCTAATTTTGTTTGCAATTCAATAACTTGTTGTTCTAAAATTTCAATTCTATCAACAACAGTTAATTCAGTTGCACCCTCTTCAGGTTCAATAAAACCAATATGATCAAGTATAAATTTAATCTGTTCATTTAATCTAGGTATTTCTAATATATTTCCCACCTTCAAAGCAAATTCACGGTTTGGTCTAAACTTTTTCTTTACGATTTCTATATCAGTTTTAATTTTCTTTAAATGTGGACAATTCTTTGGATCTATACATGATGAATCTGAGTTCTTATTTGTTTCTATATCATCAGGTGCATAACACCATCCGCAATCCCAATAATTACATATCATAGCTTTTAGTTGTCGCATCCAATAAAGAGCTGTAAAACCGGTAATGTATAATTTAGCTCCACCAGTAATAGAGAACCCCCAATAAGCTCCTTAGTCGCCAAGAATGCCTTAAATGCAGCATCATTTAATGCATTATTTTTATGATATATTGTATTATATACTGCCTCTGAAGCGATATAAGCAAAACTATCTTTCATTTCCCCGTTAATCATTATAACAGAAGGAATAATTGTTCTAATTTTAGTTAAATAACTGCACCTAGGCCCAATCATATAATTCTTTTCTTCATTAATAGATTTTAGACGTTTAATGGATAAAGTATCCAAGTAAATCCAGAAGTTCAATACATCTTTCCAATTGGGTCCTAGAAAACGTTCAGGGTACTCTAGAGCAGTTTGGTCATTTAAGAGATCTACAAATCTTTGATGTGTTGTAGAGATTTTCATAAATCATCCTCATGTCTGAAACCCAAAAACACTGCATGTCTTGGGAGATCCTTGACACCATGTTGAAAAAATTTATATTTTACATATTTACCAATATATTCTTCTTTATTGTTCCAAATTTCATCTCTCAGTTCGTCATTTAATCCAGAGCCTATTTTAATTATTTGACCATCCTTATTTTTTGTAATAAGTTTGCCAGTTGTTTTAGCACCTATAAGACCCTCAATAGAAGTAGATCGCTTAATTCTACCAAAAGCATCCAATTGAGCTTCATTCTCATTGTGCATTTTTTCCTCAATGTCAATAAGAATTGATTCTGCATCTTCAAATCTTTTAACTTTCAGAAGAATATTTTCATTAACACTTGATCTGCCAAACTTGTAAGTCCCATAAGGATCTCTTAGCATCATTCCTTCATAGCCATTGTTCAAATAGATTTCTTCTAGTTCATTTAATTGCTCTTGATTATAAATTGTAGTTCCATAAAGAATTTCATGATTAAGACTCTTAGGAATTAAAGGAAAGTTTAGAATTCTTAAGTAATATGGAAGAATTTCTGGTTCTAATGGATTCACATAATCAAATAACCAAACTTTAAAATCTGGCTCACCATCAATAGACATAACGGCAGATTGAGAATCTTGAAAGTTATTGCCTGAAGTTATTTCGCCATCAATTCCATCTGGCAATGTTTCTGAAAGAACTTTTTGAATGTATAGATTTCTTAAGGGTTTAAATGTTCTAGAAAGGGCAATTCCATCAATCATGAGAAAACGAATGCCATCAATCTTTGGTGTTGCAATATATGGAAATTTAGCTTTCTCTGGGTTAAACTTTCCTGCAAGTAATGGCTTTTGAATTTTTGGCATTAGAGTTAAGTTTTTGATGAATTTTTATGGTATGATGGGTAATTTTTATTAAACCAGTCTTCAAAAAGAGATGTTGCTTTTTCTCTGGCTTCATCTATTGAATTTGCCTTTAAACATACACTAAACCAATCTTCTGAATCTTTATAAATTTCATTTAATTTTTGACCACTATTAAGATAATTCCAAACTGTTAATCCGCTTATTTGTCGTGCACATAAAAATTCATTAAGTTTTTGTAGATCTTTTTCTCTAATGAATGCTCTAAAATGCAGATCATCTTTATTAAAGGTTTCTGGTATAGTTGTATCGTTTATTGGCGCTTTAGTAATTTCAAATTTATGAATTGGACATGAAACAAAATCTCTCCATTTTTCTGCAGATTCTAAATCAAAGAAGAAATCAAAATCACTTATTTCAACCCAACCTTCAGCCATCGTGCTGTTAAGCAGTCCTTCACTATGAACAATATAAATGTAGTTTTGTGTGTTCATTTTTAGTTATTTTTATTGAACCAGTCTTCAAACATAGTTATTGCTTTTTCTTTAGCTTTTTCTATTGAATTTGTTTTTGTGTATAAGTACAATTTTCTTCCCCATGTATAGACTTTATCTAGTTGTTCTCCACTTTCAAATATTCTTGAAACCCTTATACCGCTAATCTGATTCCATGAAATGGAATCTTGAATAAATTCTCTTGGATTTTTTACATTAACATTATTATCTTTTAAAAAAAGATATGCAGTATAGTAAAAATCATTTTTATCATACCACTCAGGGACTTGTTTATTATCTATTTCTATTTTAGATTCATCAATTACATATTTAATATCTTCAAATGAAAGAAAATCTCTCCATTTTTCTGCAGATTCTAAATCGTCAAAAATATAATTTCCTATACACTCATAGTGAACAGAATAAATGATGATTGAGGTGCTCATTTGTTTGATGGGTTAAAGGTTTATTTGTTATATTTTTATATTATTTACAATCCCACAACATGATACATCTCGCCTTGAGCATTCTTAAACAAAACTTTTCCATTGTTTTTCTCTATATTTTTTGCCTCCTTGTATAAGGCAACTGCGCGGCGAAAAATCTCTGCATGAGTGAGGCCAGTTGAATCACTGATGCTATCAAGCTGATCAGCTAACTCTTCTGGCATTTGAACATCAAAACGTAATCTATCAGTAATTGTCATTTGTTTGGTTAATCAGATCTTTTAAGTTTTAATGGAGGTTTTCCGGTGGGTTTGTTAAAGTTTTCATGGTTAAAAGATGTTCGGGAATCTTTATCATTCCTATTTACATCTTTCCAAAGTCTAGGCCTTTTTGATGATGTATCCTTTCTATTAAACTTTGTAGAATTTTCTTTCAATGATGGAATAATAACATACTCAACTATTCTATTAAAAAGGAACAGAATAATAACTACAGAAACTACTAGCCAAAGCCAAGGATTAATAAACAATAAAGCACTTGTCCCATAAAATACAACAAGAATCAAAATTGAAATTAGAGTTAATTTAAGTTCTTTGATTATGTATTTCATTTTATTTAAACAGAATGAGCATAATAAGGGGAGTTTTTGGGGAACATGGAACCACTATACATGAGTTTCAAAATTTGTCAAGTACCTAAGGCGCTTATTAGCATTTCCTGACTTAGTATAAGTACCTATTGACAGACCTTCAATAATCATGTACGCTCAGCTTTGTCAAAGATGATGCACGATAACTTAAGTGTCTTAAAGAACTTAAATACTCTTAAAGATACTTAAGTTTTTTATATAACTTAAATACTCTTAAGTAACTTAAAGAACTTAAATACTCTTAAAGATACTTAAGTAAGTTAAAGAACTTTAATAACTAATTAAAAACAAACTTAAATAAAATGAATAAACTTTCTCCTGAAGCACTTAAACAAAGATCATTCATTCTAAGTGCATTTACAAGATTAAAAATGTCTATTTCAACAAGTATCTATGAATTTGCAGATTATAAAATTAAAACTGGATGGGCTCCATCTTTAAATGATTTAACTAAAGTAGATCAAGAAATTCTAGAAGAGTATATGAAGTTTATTAAAAATAAATAGAGTAACTCAACTCTAATATAATGACTGATTCTTGTTCTCCTATTGAAAATAGAAATTTTTTATCTCCAAACCAATTTAAATTAACAATCAAACGATGCCCAAAGGCATCGTTTTTTTCAAATTCTGGAAATATTCCTTCTTTAACTCTAGGAATTGCAAAACAATCAAACTACCTAAAGACTATCAGTCAACCTGGAGATATGATAGATTTTCAAGACTTTATTTTCAAGTTTCTTGTAGATGAAGATTTAACAAATTATCTTGAAATACAAAATTGGATTAGAGGTCTTGGATATCCATTCAGTCTTCAACAAATTTACGATTTGCAAAAAGAAAGACCAGATCTTAAGACAAATATTACGAATCAATTGAATTTATTCTCAGATGGAACTCTTTCAATTCTTTCAAGCAATAATAAATCAAATTTTCAAGTAAGATTTTATGATTTATGGCCATATGATCTTTCTTCACTTCTATTTGATTCAACGAGCACAGATTCTCAATATTTTACAGCAGAGGTAAAAATGAAATATACATACTATGACATAAGAAATTCAAGTGGTGAACTTTTATGAAAATTCTTGATCTTCCCTCCATTCAACAAATGTGGAAGGAAGATGCTAAAATTGATATTGACGATTTACACAACGAATCAGTAAAAATACCAGAACTCCATGCAAAATACTATGAAATTTATTCAAATCTTTTACTTTTAAAGAAAAAGACCGAAGAAGATAAGAAACAAATCAGACATAAAAAATATGAATATTTTACAGGTAAAGCTGAACCAGAAGCATACATTAAAGATCCATTAGATAAGAAAGTAAGAGATAAAGAGCATTTACAAAGTTGTCTTAATTCTGATGAAGAAATTTCAAGAATTAACATCAAGATTGAAATTTACGATGTGTCACTTGATTATATTCAAGACATCATTAAGATGATTCATAATCGCTCATTTCAAATTAAAAATAGTATTGAAGCAATAAGATTACTAGGAGATTCTCACTAAATAGACACAACTAAGCATTTCTTATCATGGCTGATGTTGTGATTGTTAAAAAGAATGAGGTTCACATCAAATTAAAATGTGAACCTCATATTTTATATGAATTGCATCCTTACTTTACATTTGAAGTAAATAGTGCAAAGTATATGAAAAAATATCGCAAAGGTTGGAATGGTCTTGTAACTTTACTGAGTGTTACAACTGGAGAAGTGTATGCAGGGCTTATTGATAGGGTTATTGCAAAATTAAAGGCTCTTGGTTATTCTTATGAGTTTGAGCATAGTAAGTATTATGGCAGCCCATTTGAAGTTAATGAAGAGATAACAAAAGAAGGCTGTCAGGGGTTTTTAAAGGCTGTATGTAAGACATTAGATCCTTATGACTATCAAATCAATGCAGTATATGAGTGTTTAAGATATAATAGAAAGACAATTATTTCAGCAACTTCTTCTGGAAAAAGCTATATCATTTATGGTTTGATAAGATATCATATTCTTAAACAAAGAAAATGTCTAGTTGTATTTCCAACAACTGGTCTAGTTAAGCAGATGTTTTCAGACTGGAAATCTTATGGATGGAATCCCGAGAACCATTGTCATTTAATCTATGACGGTTCTGAGAAAAGAAATGATTTTGAAGTAACTCTTTCAACTTGGCAATCTTTAGATAATTGTCCTAAATCTTTTTTTGAAGAGTTTGATTGCATTATTGTAGATGAGTGTCATGGATGTAAGGCAAAAAGTCTTACAAACATCATGAAGAACTGTCATCAAGCAAAGTATCGTTATGGCTTTACTGGAACTCTTACTAATGGTGGTGAAGATTCAAAGACTCATGAATGGGTTATTTCAGGTTTATTTGGCCCATCTTATAAAGCAATAGGAACTAAAGAACTCATTGAAAAAGGAAGAGCCTCGCAATTAGATATTCAATGTATTGTTCTTAAACATACTTCAAGATCTTTTGAATCTTATCAAGATGAAATTAAGTATCTCATTGAGAACGAAAAGAGAAATAGATTCATTAAAAATCTTTCTCTTGACATTAAAGGAAATACTCTAATTCTTTTTGAAAGAGTTGAAACACATGGACAGATTCTTTTTGACTTAATAAATAATGATGCAGACAATCATAAGATATATTTCGTTCATGGTGGAGTTGATACAGATGAACGGGAAGAGATAAGAAACATTGTAGAGAGAGAAAATAATGCAATCATTGTTGCATCTTACGGAGTATTCAGTACAGGTATCTCAATCAAGAATCTACACAATCTTATCTTTGCTTCACCCTTTAAGTCTCGTATTAGAAATATGCAGAGTATTGGTAGATTATTAAGACTTAATCACAATAAAAAGGTTGCAAAGGTTTATGATCTTTCTGATGATATTTCATTTAATGATAGACCAAATTATACATTGAAGCATTTTATGGAAAGAGTTAAAAATTACAATGAAGAAGGATTTGATTATGACATTAAAACAATTAAACTAGGAGAATGAAATTGGAAAAAACTATTGACAGAATAAATGCTGAGAATAAAGCTTTAACTAAAACTGGAAATTTTACTATATGGACAACTCTTATTGGGGCTGTTTTACTAGGAGCTGTTCCTGGTATTCCTACATTTGTCCTCTTATTATATCCTATACTAGGATGTTCTATAACAGTCAATATTCTCAATAAAAGGCATGATAACTCAATTGAAATTATGTCATTAGATAAAGATGGATGAAGAATTTTATGCAGTAGTAAAACTTAAGAATGGTGAAGAGTTCTTTTCTCAAGTGTGTTTAACTGAAGAAGATGATAAGGAAGTTCTACTTTTATATCATCCTATTACTCTTACTCTAGTAAGAACTAAAAAGGGGTTTGATTATCTTGTTCAGCCTTGGATTAAAATTGGTAATGAAAGTTTATATGTTCTTAATAAAGAAGATATTCTTACTATGTCTGAACTTGAGGATATTGATCTTATACAAATGCACACTAAATATGTTACTTCTAAAGAACAGACTAATTTTCATCAAGAAAATCTAAGCCCATCTTTAGGTCATATTGGAACAGTTTCAGAAGCTAAGAATAAACTTGAAAGAATATTTGAGAATTCTTAAGAGTATTTAAGTTCTTTAAGACACTTAAGTTATCGTGCATCATCTTTGACAAAGCTGAGCGTAGCAGGTTCTTAAAGGTCTGTCAATAGGTACTTATACTAAGTCAGGGTTTCTTGACAATGTTTAAGGGTACTTGACATATTTTGAATGAGGTGCTATTGTTTGAGAGATCTAAAAATAATCATTATGAGTTGTCGTATTTGTGGTCGCCAAAGTTGCACGGAATCTTTTCATAGTCTTGATGAACAAGAGATTTATGAAATGTCTATGTTTTACTGTAAAAAACTTAAATAAAACTATTAACAAACTTGAATTAGATCAATGAAACAAGTTTTTCCGCAGCTATTCATAAATCTTCCTGTTACTGCTGCCATGATTGGTGGAATTATTGCAGCTATTCGTGGAATTCCAGATTGGGGTCTTTTTCTTATTATTGGATTTCTATCAATTCGCATACCATCATGGATCAATCTTTGAAAATGAAATTATTTTCATATATGATTCCCACAGAAATAGATCATGATTTAACATACCTAGAAGACAACACCGGGATGTCTCGTGCTGAAATTTTTCGCAGAGCGATTGCTCTCTATAAGCGAGCTAAGCAAACAGAGAAAGACAAAGGGAATGTAATTCTCAGAAATTCAGACGGAACACTTAGAGAGGTTATTGGTTTTTAATTAATATGCCAAAACGCTATCAATTCAAAACAAGCTGCGAATTTACAGAAAAACTCAATAGGGTATCACGAGAATCAGGACTAAGCAAGCCTGAAGCAATTGTAGCCGGAATAGAACTTTTAGATCGTCTTGTGCAAGCTGATAAGGAAGGAAAAGAATTTGCTATTGTAAGTAAACCTGACAATTAATCTGTTAAATTATTCTCTCTACGAATAATACCTGAAGGGCACTTGACAAACTCTCATTAACATGCTATGCTAAATAAACAACTACACTCAAAACACATGAAATCCTTGATTGCCACTAGCAGCTTGATGATCGCCGCAGCCCTGGTCGCACCCCCTGCGAAAGCGCAGACACCATGCATGAGTGGCTTGCCGGTCAGCACCATCGTCAGCTCAGGTCCATCTGGGTATAGCTGCGAACTTGGAGGGTTAAACTACACGTTTTTTGACAATCTTGCTGAACTCGATAACCCAGGTGCCATCGTAAATTTCCAGACTTCGCGACAGTTTCAGGTGATTACCTTTGCCAACCTAACCACTGAGGGCGTGGTTGGCTTCTTCTATAAGATTATTTCTCCTTTCGAAACAATCACTGATATTCAACTGTCCTATTCACAGGATCCGCCGTTGCCCGACCCGATTATGGAAATATTGATCACCGCTCCAACGTTGCCTAAGCCACCATCTCCAGTAGTCGCGCTCACTGTGGAAACCGTGTTTGAATCTGATACGAGCATGGCTCCACCTCTTCAAACGCTGAGGTCACTGACCCATACCATCCACAAAACTCCAGCACCTCTTCCTTTGGCGGGTGCTGGTCTTGCCTTTGGAATGAGCCGAAGAATTAAAACAAGAATTAATATGGGAAAGCAAAACACATAAAATGATATTGAGTTCTAAATTTAATTAAAAAATAACAATACAAGTTAAAATCTATATAGCGTAAATGAGAGAAAGATGATAACAACATCAGTAATGGAAAAAAAGAAAAGAAGAACACATTATGTAATTAATGCTGACTTTTATGATGCTCTAATTAAATACAAAGATCGTGTAAAACAAGCAGAAGAAAAAGAACAACCAAAACCAAGAATCCCTGAATATATTGGTAAGTGTTTTTTGGAAATTGCAAATCATTTAGCATTTACTCCAAAATTTATAAACTACTCATATAAAGATTTAATGATCTCTGATGGTTATACTGATTGTGTGAAATATGTTTTAAATTTTGATCCATATTTTAAGGGTGGAAAAACGGTTAAGAATCCTTTCTCTTACTTTACAACAATTTGTTATTGGGCATTTGTTCGTAGAATTAAACAAGAGAAAAAAACTCTAGAGCTTTATGATATGCTTCTAGAAAAGAATGGATTTGATGAAGTCTTTCATGATGATTCAGCAGATGGAGATTATTCAAACTATTCCGATTTTAATAGCATCAAAGATTCTGTGCATTCAAGAATGAGATATTGAAATGAGTAAAGTAGCAATTTTGACCGATCAGCACTTCGGATTCAAAAGACAGTCAACAATCTTTCATGATTATTTCTTGAAGTTCTATAATGATGTCTTCTTTCCCTTTCTTGAGGAAAATAATATCTCAACTGTCATTGATTTAGGTGATACTTTTGATAGTCGTAAAACTCTTGATCTAACAACAATTGATTGGGCTAAGAGAAACTACTATGATAGATTAGAAGCTCTTAACTGTCAGGTTCATACGATTGTTGGAAATCATACGACTTATTATCGCAATACCAATAGAATTAATACACCTGAACTACTTCTGAATCAATATCCAAACATTCAAACCTATTCTGGGGCAACTGAAATTCAACTGAATGATCTTTCAGTGCTGCTGATTCCCTGGATCAATCAAGAGAATGAAAAAGATACTTTGAAACTCATTGAAAATACTAAGGCAACTGTTGCAATGGGACATTTAGAATTGAATGGTTTCTATGTCAATCGTGGCACACAAATGGAAGGAGGTAAGGATCCTGACGTTTTTTCTAAGTTCAAAAAAGTATTTACCGGACATTTTCATACTCGTTCAGATAATGGAACAATTTACTACATTGGCAATCCTTATGAAATGTTCTTCAGTGATGTTGGAGATCCTAGAGGATTTATTATTTTTGATACCGATACATTAAAACACTCCTATGTAAACAATCCAAATCATTTATTTGATTATGTTTATTATGAGGATACAGATATTGATTCATTTGATTTTGAGTCTTATTCTGGTAAAGTTATTAAAGTAATCATCAGAAAAAAATCTGATATTAATTTATTTGATGAATTTATTAGTAATTTTTATCGGGTTGGTGTTTCAGATCTTAAGATTATTGAAAACTATTCTGTTTCTGAAGATTCTGAAGAATTTGATGCCGATTTAGAAAGTGAAGACACATTTAGTCTCATTCAAAGATTTGTAGAAGAAAGTGATGTTAATCTAAACAAAGATAAGTTGAAGTTAGTTTTGTCTGAGTTACACAAAGAAGCCTGTGAATTAATCTGATGTTTTTGATAACTTTAAAAGAAACACCTGAAAGAGGTGCATTTTCTGTTACTAATGAGAAGGGCAATAAGATTCTTTATCTTTTTCAACAATCTGATGATGCTCTAAGATTTTCAATGCAGCTTGAAGAAAATGGTTATCCCAAAACCGAAATTGTTGAATGTGAAGATAGAAAAATAATTTATACATGTGAGCTAACAAATACAAAATATGCTATAATTAAACCTGAAGATCTTGTTGTTCCACCTGTTTTTGAGAAATGATAATCTTAGAGAAAGTACGCTATAAAAATCTTCTTTCTATTGGAAACACTTTTACTGAAATTGAACTCAATAAAAACCCAACAACATTGATTGTAGGTAAGAATGGAAGTTCAAAGTCAACAGTAATTGAATCCATCACTTTTGCATTATTCAAGAAAGCCTATAGACCAATCAATTTACCTCAGCTCATTAATTCAATCAATGAAAAAGATTGTCTAGTTGAACTTGAATTTTCAATCAACTCAACCAAATGGATGGTGAGACGTGGACTTAAGCCAAATATATTTGAGCTTTATAGAGATGGACAATTATTAGAACAAGATGCTTCAGCCATTGATCAACAAAGATGGTTTGAGCAAAATGTTCTTAAGATGAACTATAAAACGTTCATTCAAATTGTTATTCTTGGAAGTGGTAATTATATACCATTCATGCAATTACCACTTGCGCAAAGAAGAGAAATCATTGAAGATCTTTTAGATATTCGCATTTTCTCTTCAATGAATGTTGTTCTTAAAGAAAAACTCAAGACAATCAAAGATGATTTAAAACAGCTCAATGTTTCTGAAAAGCATCTACACGATAAAGCAGTCATGCAAAGACGTTTCATTGATGAAATTGAAAAGGAGAGCAATACAAGAATCAATGAGAAACAACAGAGAATTGAAGGTCTCTCAAAAGTCATTGATAAGATGATCAATGACAATAAAACTATTGAGAGTCAAATTCAAGAACTTAATCAACAAATCTCCGAGGTTTCAGCATCTTCAAATAAACTTAATCAACTTGGAACTTTAAAAGGTAAAATCTCACAAAGAGTTGGAACAATTAATAAAGACTTAAGGTTCTTTCAAGAAAATTCAATTTGTCCAACATGTACTCAAAATATTGATGAAGAATTTAAGACTAATAAGATTACAGAATACCAAAAATCATCAGAAGAGTTTTCTGGTGCTCTCTCTGAAATTAATGATGCTATTACTTCTCAAGAAGAAAAACAAAGACAGTTTTCAGCATTATCACAACAAATTGTTAAGTTGAATCAAAAAATCAGTTCACACAATATTCAGATTTCAACTGCCCAAAAACAGATTTCTGAATTGAACGAAGAGATTGAATCAATTCAAGAAAATGTTCAAAATAGAAGTACAGAAAATGAAAAACTCTCTCAAATTGAGGAAGAGTTACTACAAGTTCAGACAGATTTCTTGAATAAAAAGGACTCTTTACAGTATTATGAATATATGGCTAGTCTTCTTAAAGATGGTGGAGTTAAGACAAAGATCATCCGTAAATACTTACCGATCATTAATCAGTTGATCAATAAGTATCTGAATACGATGGATATGTTTATTAACTTTACATTTGATGAAGAGTTTAATGAAACAATCAATTCACCTTTACACGATAACTTCTCTTACAGCTCATTCTCTGAAGGACAAAAACAAAGAATCAATCTGAGTATTCTTTGGACGTTTAGAGAGCTTGTAAAAATTAAGAACTCAACAAATGTAAATCTTCTTCTGTTTGATGAGATTTTAGATAGTTCGCTAGATGATGCAGGAATTGAAGAGTTTATTAGAATTGTTAAGTATGTCTTTACTGATACTAATACGTTCATCATTTCTCATAGAGAAGGTGTGACTGAAAAGTTTGAACACATTCTTGAATTTGAGAAGCAGGGTAACTTTAGCCGAATTTCAAATATAACTTAAATTAAACAAAATGGAACAAAAAATTTCTATTACCCAAGATTTGATAGATCAACTGATCGTAAAATATAAAGATTTGTCTGACTACTGGGACATTGCAGCAGCAATCATTAATGAAATTTATCCACGAGAAGATAAAAGCGATGCAGAGTTTTATTATTATGTTCATGCCATTTGGGAATTAATTGACGACTATGCAAGAAGGGACCGCTTAAAAAACTGGCACACATAAGCAACACTTTTGTAGAATTTATGATAGATTGCAATTAATCAAATTAATTTGAGGGTTCAATTTATTATGGTTACTAGAACTGTTAATTTTAGCGATAACACACTTACTCATTATAGTGAATCAATTGGAGAAAATATACCCATAGATTGCATTGGAAATTTAACACGAGAGGAATTACGCATTCTTACAAAAGAACTTGAATTTAGTCTAATAAACATTGAATCACAAATTGAACATTTAGATAAAGTTATTGAAACTAAAGAGGTGGCAATTAATGACGAGATTCACTTAAGATCAATTAAAGTTAGAACTGCACAAAAAATAAAGAAAAAATTTCTAGACAGGGTTAGAAGGGTAAGGGGTATAAATCCAGTCTTAGCAAGTAAATTTGTTTTACATTTTTATAGTAATGAGCTTGATAAAGAGTATGACGAATTTATGATTTCATATATGTCTAATGAAGAATTGCAAATTATTTCTGCCGAATTAAAACAAATTTTACGAAGAGAAAATGTCATTATAGAACATTATGATAATTCAATTTCCCCTAGCTCAGAAAATAAAGAAGAATGTAAAATTATTTCACTTAAAACTTCCCATAGTTATCACACAAAATTTTTACAACGTGTTATAAAAGAACAACGTAGACGAAAACCTCAAAAAAGAGTTTGAATGTGTAGTTAAATTAAAAACACGCATGAGCCACTTAAAGAACTGGCACACATAAGCAACACTTATCCAAAAATCATGTTACATTAATATCACTGGCAAAACAATATGACAGAAAACAAAGACCACTTTTGGAAATATAATGAAGGTGAGATTCTTAGAGAGATTGAAGAATATCTGATCGGAACCTATAATGCTCATTATGTTGGGGATAATGGAATACAGGCAATGGATCTTATCTCAGCAATCGGTGATGGAGTTCCATTTTCACGCTCAAGTATCATTAAATATGCAAGCCGATATGGTAAGAAAAATGGGTTCTCAAAATCAGATTGTCTAAAAATCATACACTTCTGCATCTTTCTATATCACTTTTCAAATCACGATAAACAAACAACTGAAAAATATGAAACTCTCTCCTGAAACAATTGAAATTCTTAGTAATTTCTCTTCTATTAATAACTCAATTATCATTTCTCCAGGAAGCGTAATTAAAACAATTAATTCTGAACGAAATGTTTTTGCAAAAGCAACAGTTCAAGAAACATTTCCTCGTGATATTCCAATCTATGAATTAAGAGAGTTTCTCAATATCTTTAAAATTCATAAAGATGCTGATGTTGATTTTTCAGATGAACAATATATTCTAGTTCAACATAATCGCACTCGCATGAAGTTTTATTATGCAGATTTATATTCTCTCTCTAAAAATTTAAATCTTCCTGACAGAGATTATGTACTTGATGATGTCGTTCTGAGTATTAATCTAGAATCTGAACAAATTGAAAGAGTAAGAAAAGCTGCAAATTATTACAGTCTTAATGATCTATCTTTGACTGGGGCTGAAGGAAGAATTGAGTTGCTAGTTCATAATAAAGAAGATTCAACCTCAAAGTCTTATAATGTTGAGATTGGTGAAACTGAAAATCAGTTTTGTTTCAATCTTATTGAAAAAAACATTAAGATTCTTTCGGGATCTTATATGCTTGAAATTGCTAGAGTTAATGATAGTAATTTTGCAGCTAGATTCATCAATCAAAATCAAGAGCTTGAATATTTTATCGCTACAGAGCCCGATAGTTCTTATGACGATTAAGATTTCCAAGACACATCAAAAATTTGCATATCGCTTAAAAGACCAAACTGCTCTAGAATACCCTGAACGTTTTCTAGGACCCAATTGGAAGAATGTATTGAACTTTTGGTTTTATTTGGATACTTTGAGTGTTGAAGATTTTGAGATAGTTTATGATCGTTATTGGGATTTGGATGATCTGAGTGCCATAAAGAATCTTGCTTGGAAAGCTGTTAAAGATACTATAGAATATTATAATGCAAATGAAGCTTGGTGTGCTACTGCTGGTATTGCTACACGTTGCGCGACTTGTGAACTCATTGGCTCACACAATCTTAAGTCTTTGAATTTTCTTCCCTTGTTTTTGAATTTATGAAAATCTCTAAGACTCATCAAACTCTTTCAGAAGTAATGGATGATATAAGAGTTCTTACTGAACCTGAAAACTATCTAGGAACTAACTGGAAAGAAGTCTTAAATTTCTGGATCTTTCTAGATACTATGAATGAAGAGCAGTGGAATAGTATTAATGTTGCTTATTCTTCTTTAAGTTGGGATGAACGAGATGCTTCATTTCTAGAAATTCTTAATCTTGCTAGAGATCTTCGTGGTGTGCGTTCTGCATGGCTTGCTGCTTCTAGATATTATCTTGCTGCTTCTAGTTGTCGCGGGGCTTCTGGTTTTGCAACATATGAACTTATTAATTCTCATAAGCGTAAAAAACAAGGAAAATCTTTAGTCTATTTTCCATTATTTTTAAATATATGAAAATTTCCACCTTTCATAATAATCTTAGTTTTATACTAGAAAATGAAGAAGTTCTTACTGATCCCTCATTATATTTGGGAAATAATTGGAAATCTATATTAAATTTTTGGTTTTATTTGGAAAACCTAAGTGAACATATAAAACAAAAAATCTTAGAATTTGATAAAGAGGAGTATCATAATGCAGGTATTATAAAATATGTAGATTATATTTATCATATTCTTCCACCAGAAGAGGATTATATTTGGGATGCAGTTAATATGAATTGTGAAGAAATTTCTTTAAATTGGTATTATGCCTGGGCAACTCTAGAAATTTTATGTCATGATAAAATTTTAAAGAACAATTTAGAATTGAAATTTCTACCACTTTTTATTCCACCAAAGCCAAAAATTGTTTTAGTGTCAACACCAAAGGGTGAGATGACTATGGACTATATGAAAAGTATAGTTAATAAATTTTATCCCAATCTTTTTGGTGATCTTCCCGGCGTTGAACCAATTTCTAGTCAAATGTCTAGTGAATACCTGGACATCTCTAGAAACGAGATGCCAATTTTAGAACAAATACGAACTGGACGAACAATTTTTTAACTTATTATGAACGACGAATTTTTATTTACTGAACGACACAGGCCAAAATCTATTGAAGAGTGCATTTTACCTGAACAACTCAAAGAATATTTCACTGAAATAAAAGATTCTGGAAATGTCCCAAATCTTCTTTTATCTGGACCTTCAGGAACCGGAAAAACCTCTGTTATCTTAGCTCTAGCTAATGAACTTAACCGAGATTTCATGAAGATCAATGGAAGTGAAGAGCGAAGTATTGATGTTATCCGAAATAAGGTTAAGTCATATGCTTCAACTATTTCCCTTTCTTCAACTGGGAAAAAATTTCTACTTATTGATGAAGCTGACAATCTTACTCATGATGCTCAACTTGCCTTAAGGGCTTTCATTGAAGATTTTCAATCCAATTGTGTTTTTATTTTTACATGCAATTATAAAAATCGTATTGACAAAGCTCTCTGTTCTAGATGTATCAATAAAGAATTTATTTTCCCAGTTGAAGAAAAACCAAAGATTCTTTCTAGATTCTTTAAGGTAGTTTGTTCAATTCTAGAGAATGAAAATCTTGAGTATGACCAAAAAATTGTTGCATCATTTGTTGGCAAATACTATCCAGATTTTAGGAGAACACTTCTAGAACTTCAGGGTTATGCAAGAAAAGGTTCAATTGACGTTGGTATTCTTGCAGTTTCTTCAGATGTCTCAGTTACTGAACTCTTTGAACATATCCGAAACAAAAATTATTCAAACGTCAGAAAATGGGTGATTGACAATATTGATAATGACCCATCCATAACAATCAGAAGAATCTTTGATGAGTTATGGAAAAATGAAAAAATCGTTAAGACAACAATCCCTCCATGTGTTATACATCTGGGGAAATATCAAGATCTTGCAACTCGTGTTGCAGATCAAGAAATCAATTTAATGGCATGTATTACTGAATTAATGTACGAACTTGAATGGAATTAATCATGAACCGAAATCAATCTGAAGATCTTGCATCACTCGCAGAAGTCTTTTATGCTAATTTGAATGAAGATTCAACTTGGGATAATCCTTTTGGCTATCACAAATGGAAGCCTGATACAATTATGACAATTTTAGGTGAGGAACCTGAAGGACAATTTAGCGAACTTCATCAAGATTCTCTAACTGATGAACAACGTCAATACGCTTATATGCTCTATAAGAATCTCCCTAACTTTATTAGTAGCAGTCATGAGTGAAAACCCGCTTAATCAAGACATGAATGCCTCAAGATGGGCAATGGAATTTCATTCCATTCATGGTGGTGATGAAGAATTAATGAGAACTTGGTTTGCAAATGCAACTATGTGTGACTGGGATAATCATTTTCGGGTCACAAACCCATATGAAA